TTGAGTAATAAAAGCACAGAGAAATAAGCAAGGTTTTTAAACACTTTGCCATCTAAGATATTGATTATTAACAATAAAATAATGGTGGACGATACTGGGCTTGAACCAGTGACCCCCGCCTTGTAAGTGTGGGTGGGGTGCTTGATTTTAAAGGGTTGCGTGACGATTTGTAGCCTTGCTGTACTCGTTCGTTTATGTATACTTGCGTTGATTCTAACAAAAATCAAAGGCAATAACATGGCAAGCATAATCAAGCGGAATAGATCCGCCCGTGCAACTATTAAGCACAAATCACTCGAAAAACCTTTAGTAAAAACTTTCGGCGAACACCCTACTTTTGAAGAAAACAAAAAAGCTGCTGAACAGTGGGTTGAGAAAAAAGAGGCCGAACTAACGTTAGGTGCTCATATCGATATGTCTGCGGCAACGCAAATTTATTTTGACGAGTTACTAGTTAGGTATCGCGACGAAATTCTATCGAAAAAAGAAGATAACAGCCGCGACCTATCAAAGGTTCGCGTTATTCGTGCGGCAATGACCGGCATACCAATAGAATTTTTCACAACACGAGCAGACCTCTACGATCACGCTCAAGAATCGGGTTACACCTTAGACCAAATTAATTTCGATTTTATATGTGGCTTTATCAGTCATCGTCTATTTATCGAGGGCGTGGCTTGGGACACTGTAAACAAAGACTTACAATTAATACAAAACGTCTTAAAAACTTCTTGCGTTGGTTGGGGAATAAACGTACACGGAAACGCGATTACTGACGGAATTAAGAAATTTGACATTCTTAACCCTGAATATGACAGAAAGGAAGGTGTTAGGGAACGTAGAACAACTATGCTCGAAAATCAGTTGTTGTTCGATGGCCAAAGCAAGTACAGTTTAATCGCTGAATTTGCCGTTGAGACGGCTATGAGGCGCGGCGAGATTGCGCGCTTAGTTCCTGCTGACTTACACGGCAATATATTAGAAATTCATAAAACCAAGACAGACCGCAAACAACGAAAAGCTGGTCGCGTCATTCCTATATCGCCAAGAGCCGTTGAAATATTTGAAAGCTTCGCGAAACATGTAGAACCCGACGAGTTACTTTTTGGTTGTTCTGATCCTAAATCGTTGTCTCAAGGATTTGACCGATTGTGCGAGCGACTAAATATTGATGATTTAAGATTTCATGATTTACGGCACGAAGGTACAAGCCGACTCTTTGAACAAGGCTGGGAAATCCAGCAAGTAGCGTCTATTACTGGCCACACTAACTGGAAAACATTGCAACGCTATACACACCTCAACCCTAGGTCACTAGGAAACATGTATAAGCCACCTGTAACTATGGTTGCCGCATAACAAAAAGCCCTAGCGATTGCTGGGGCTTTTTTTATCTAATGTCACAACACCGCCGTAACCAATACCCAAAAAAGCTATAGATTTACAGGTGCCATAATAAGCAATGTATTTTTTGTCGCTGCTCTGCACTTCTTCTTCAAGACAATAAACGTAAAGCCGTTTTTTTTCGTCGTAGGCCAACGCCACACGGTCAGTCACAAAATGTGGGATATAAAACAAGATAGCTTCTAAAAAGTCTTTAAACATTTTAATCACCCAATAAAAAACCCCAGTTTGGCCACTGGGGTTTTTGCATTTTTTTAATTATTTAAAACAAGAGGAGTTCAATGAAAAGCGAAACTCAAGACCTATATTATCAACACAATATAAGTGCGCAACGCTAAAAACCGTCACGCTTTAAATAATTTGCGGATCTCTCCGGTTCAACGTGACCGCGCACGTTCTCAACCATCACGGATTAGGGATATAACATTATCAATGCCCACACTTTCGCAGTGAGCGCGGCTAACCCGTCAGTTAGCACCAAAACGGATGAACAAGCCCTATTGCTTGCCGTTACCGTCTATATTCTGTTGCCACAAACCATCAAGATAGTTTATCCAAGTATTGTAAGCCTCAAGCTGCTCAGCAATGTAATCATGTTTCTGATAGTTGCCTTTAATACCTTTTAGCTTATGCCCTAGTATTTTCTCTGTCACAACATCGTCGATACCGAGTTTGGCCATGTGCGTATCAATGGTGCGGCGCAAGTCGTGCATGTTCCACTTATCGAGACATAAACGCTTGTTGATTGTTACCGGTATTCCCACTAGCGATTGACCGCTAACTGGCTCTCTAGAGTGCGGTTTATCTGACGGTGGAATGAGTGTACCCGTGTCGGGGTACAAGTCTATAAGCGCCTGTATATCTGGCTTTAAGCTCTCATGAATAGGTCTGATAATCGTCGATTTATTCTTTGAATCTGGCACCGACCAAATGCCGTTCATTAAATCAAAATCGGTTTTTTGCGCTGTTCTCAACTCGCCAGTTCTATCGCCAAAGGCAATAATTAGCTTTGTGATTAAAAGGTTTCTGCGCCCCATAGGACGCTTATTGTTGTGAAGCGCTAGCGTTGTATCTTCATTAACAAAACGCCATAACAAGCCCAGTTCGTGATCGAGTAAGTAGCGGTCGCACTTTTCAGGATGCTTACCAACATCGTTAACTTTCAAAGACTCTAAAACCAAGCATTCACCTTTATGCTTTTTATTAACAAAACGCAAAGCCGTTTGCAGTATGCCGAGCAAGCGACCAGCCTGTACCGGATGCTTTACTAATGCTGGGTTATCAAACACCTGATCCCAATCTTGCATAGTAGTCTTTTCAAGCGGCAAGTTACCAACATGCCTATAAACATAACGCTCAAAAAGTGGCGCTAGTTTATCAAAATCAGACTTTCTATTTTTCTTGGCGTAGTTATCCAACCAATACTGCAAGCCGTCTTTAACGGTAAATGCCGTTTGATTTTCTCTTATTTTAAGTTTCTTGTGTTGCCTTGGATCTTGGCCTTGCTCAAGCATTCGCTTGTACTGCAACGTGTCGGCTCTCGCCTCGTCTAGCGAATATGCTGGGTAAGTGCCAAGCTTCATTTTTGCCGGTGAATCAATCCATTTGAACCGCAATGAAAAAATTATTTTTCCCTTCGGCGATACTACAACAGTTAAGCCGTTGCCATCGCCAATTGTGCAACCCTTCCCTTCTTTTTGCCAAAGTTTGTTTAGCCGTGATTCCGTAATTTTCATGTGTCATGCCCTGATTGCTGCTTTTTGTTAAATCAGAGCATAACACATTTAGTACACTTTTTAGTACTGATATTTTTCAAAAGTCTGTGATTTGGTACGAGGCTTATACAAACCTTCGTCAGTCTGAGCGCCACGTTTTGCCTTGGCTCTGTAACTTCGCATCACTTGTTTTGGTGTAATTCTGTACTCAGGATATTGTGAACTAAACTCGCTCGCTTCTTCCCAGAGTTCACGAGTATTACGGTTTTTTCTCATCGCATTGATGATCTTAGTGATAAGCACTTGTCGCTTACTACCTAGACGCTTATCAAGACTAGATATAGCGTTATTACGGTCGTAAATATCAGTCAACTTCGCTGGTGAGAAACCCATACTTTGAGCAACAGAACGCCAAACGTTTCTGTTAATGAATTCCTCGCGCGCCATTAACTCATCACCGCGAAAGTTCTTTTCACCCTCGAACATGCGATAAATGGCCTTAGATGGATCGGCAATAAACTTAGGCACCGCAGTAGTAAAACCCTTGATAGTTTTATGGCTATCATCCTCGGCTATACCTTTGCCAAAAGTATCAATCCCGCGAATGACTTTTAACCAAGTACCAAACACCGCGCCGAATGTTTCCTCGATGTAATGCCATGTTTTTTCCTGTCCTTGCATTTCACGCGATGGTGAACGCCATAACAGACCATCAAGTTTAATACGGTTTGATAAATCGATGCCAAGTGCCGTATTAACCGAGCCACGGAATAGCACACCTTCGAGTGGCGGGCTTATCTCATGTATTGCCGTTCTCATTTCTGCAATAACATCGTGCTCGTCATCATCACTTATCGCATTGAGCACGGTATTCGTCACCTCAGACAAAACACCAATCAACGGCAAGGCTAATAAACCGCCCGCCATAAAGTGCGCTGTTAAAATGCCGGTTAACTCTTTGGCATGTTGTCTGCGCTCTTGTTTTGTTGAACCATCAATTGCTCTAGCAAAATCCTTGAGCAACAAATTAATAATGTTCTGCGAGTAGGTTTTAAAAACGAACAGCATTTTCTGGACGTTACCACGCATACCATAGGCGCGATTTTCCGATGAATAATCAAAGTGAATCGCACGCACTGCGCGTTGAGCAACAACTTTCATCTGCTCGTTAGTCGGCTGCTTACCATTGTTAGACTTGCCGTAATCCTCGGCATATAACTTCATGGCGGCTAAGGCGACAACTTCACGGTTAAATATTTCGGCGTTATGAAATACCGAGCCAGCACCACGAATGGCCTTTATCGTGTTACGACTATACGTGGCTTTCTCTCTCATATCGGTTTCGGCCAACTGAGCCATAGCCTGCATTTGGGTAATTTCAATTGTGCCGTCAGTGTGTAGCTCTTTAAGCAACTGCTTATAGTTGTCACTTAATTTAGGGCTATCAACCAATGAAACCCAAGCGTCAGCCTGTACCGCCTTTTTCCAGCTAAAACCGCTTTTGTTATTCCAAGCCTGTTTACCAAAATCAGCACTTAACTTACCAATCTCTGACATAGTGCGGCCAATACCATAGCGCGAGCCTAACCAAGGGATGCCGATAAGGAAGGTTTGCGACATATTGATTAAACCAGCCGCAGGACTCACCGCAAGGTGCATCATGAACGCCCCAGTAACCATAGCACTAGCGAAACGGCTGCCGTTCGGATTCATATTTGAGTCGTGGATTTTACGCACATGGTCAACAATCACACGGGCTTGCTCTTTATTTTCTTGCGAATAAGTGTCCTCACTAACCAAAGCGTCCATATCTGAAATAGCTTTTGATACTTTATGATCGTACTTAATGCGAGAAATTTTAATTGCCGTGTGAAAAGCCGTATGAGCAAATGCTCTGCGCTGGTCAGAACTAGCACCCTTAATATACTTTCGGTGTATTAGCTGTTTACCAGCCGAGTTAGCGGGCAACGAGCGCAACATGGTCTGATAAATCAGATCCATAACCTCAGTATCAGGGATTAATCCGTATAAATCGTAGGCGGTATCAGTTGGCACCACCTGCGCAGCATCTTCTTGATGCCGTTTGTCGTAATGCTCATCTGATAGCTTTTCGATTTTACTAATAAGCGTTTTAGCATACTCAGAAATGTTATTACTTTTGCCACCGGTTTCTGAGACAAGATCACGCAATACAAGCAAATCGGGTTGCTCTTTGCGTAACTTGGCCTCGGCTGCTCGTGCCTCTTTCTTTGAAGCGTACTGATAACGAGCAACGACTTTGCCAGTATCTTTGTCTTTAGCGATTACAACGTAATCACCAAAGCGAGCCAACGGGAAATAAACCCCTTGCTCTGACGCACGTAAAAACATTTCGTCAACTTGTGTCAATGCTTTCGCTTTGTTGCGCTTGTCTAAGCCTAACTCATCGATGCGTTGTTGCAACGCCTCATGCTGCTCTTGCCACAAATCGACATAAAAATCGCGTACCGCAATATATTGGTCTTGACCTTTTTTGCCCAAAGCCGCGAAATCCTTCGCTAGCTTCGTGTGGACATTTCGCAGTTTGCCAAGTTCGTGCTCGCTATCTGCAACTTCATCTTTAAGTCGTGTTAGCTGCGCACGCTCTTTAACGCTAAGCTTTTCTTTAGCGTTTAACGTAGCAATTTCTTTGTTGCCGTCATCAATTTGTTGAGTCAAGTTTTCAACAATAGGCTGTACCTTAAACGCTTTCGCCGCGTCTACCCGCTGCATAGTTGCCTCAAGCATCACGTTTGATAAACGTTGAGAAGTTTGCGGATCGAGTAAATCCCACTTTTCCTCAATTTGCTTTTCGGCCTTACTCAGCAAGTTATTGCGATATGCCTGCATGCGCTGAATGTTGTCTGAAAAACTATCGAGTAAAGACTTGTCGCCGTCCATGAATAAATCGCGTTTCGACTCGACAATCTGATCTGTCATACGAGCATATAAGCCATATTTACTGTCAAACGCTTGAGCAACAGGTCTAACGACTTTCTTTGCCACGGCCTTGCGGGTATCAGAAGCCAGCGAAAAGCGAATATCACTATTACCGGTAGAGCCTTTGCCTTGCTGCACGGCTTTTCTTGCATCACGTAATATTGCAAAAAGCTCATTATCAGACACCTTATTGAGCTGCACTAATCCAAGCTTTTTAAGCCCTTGGCGAATAGTGCCTAGCACCTCTTTAACCAATCGTTTAACAGACGGCTTATTGTCTTGTGCAAGGTGAGCCAATAATTCATCAACCATAATCTGCTGTTGAGTTTCCGGTGAGTAACCAGAATCTTTTAAGCCGTCTTGGTATTGAGACAGGTCGATATTGTGCTTTTTAGTAATGCGTTGAACGCCGTTATTGCCGCCGATAGCCGCATGTAATTGGTTTAATTTCTTAGGTAATTCTTGACCAAATACCTTGCGTATACCATGATGCCCGTAGGTTTCATGGAAAATAACTTGCTCAGCCTCTTTTGGTGAACCGAGTTGATCCGCTACTAAATAGGTTTTACCGTTATGGAATACGCCCCTTACCTGACCTTCGGCCTTTTGTCGCTTGGCTGCATTTTTAATGGCATCAGGAAGATCATTAAAATTAGACGCTACAACAAAATCGTTCTTGCGCGCAGAGCCGCCAGACCAACCACGGACAACACGATCAACAACCTTACTAGCATCGGCCTTAGTGATGGTGGTGCCGTTATTGCCGGTAGAGACACTAGCGTTAGAATTAGTGGGCGTGATTGATTTATTAATCCTTAACCCCGCATCACTGGCAACACTAAAGCGAGTATCGTCATCTGTTGATTTGTTACCCGTATTTTGTGCTATACTTTTGTCCGTGGCGGCTTGCTGCTGAGACGTTTCGGACGTTAGAGGTGGAGAGCTTTTTTGCTGGTATACGCTCGCAGTACGCGCCCGCCACATCGATTTAAGTACAAGCTCTTTCCTTCCCGTTCTGATTTCTTCAACATAATACGTTGTTCCATCATCAACTTGCTTTTGATATTTAATCAGATCATTGCCTAATTTATCTTTACCAGATAATTCAACCTTATCGGGGTTAGAGATAATTTCGCTGATCTTAGAAAAGTCAGACTCTTTAATCGCAATTTGACCGCGTTTACTCTCGGCCATTGCATCGCCGTGATGCTTGAATGCGTGACGAATGCCTGACGTATCAACAACGTGTTTATAGCCGTCTAAATTAACGCCTGTAAGCTCTGTTAAACGTTTCGCTTCTTTGCCCTGAACAACAGACAACCTTATCTTTTTTTGCTTAATGCGGTTCTTAGGCTTGGCAAGTTCGACAACATCTTGAGGGGTGCCGACTACCGTGTTTTTTGGCAAGTTATAAGCAATGTCGTATTTATTGTCCGTAGGCTTATCGCTTTTAGCTTTTAGTTGAGGCTTTAATTGCTCAGCAATTGCGTTATTTGGTACGTAATTGTCTTGTTCGCTAAATGCTTGTAGTGGCGATTGCTCTTGGTTTTTAATACGTGAACGCTCAGCACGAGGCAATAGAACGCGTTGATCTTCGAGTTGATTCTCGATTCTCTCGGCTTTACTGGCTGGCCTAATACGCTCTCGCGTATTCAATAACGTATTGCTTTCAATTTCATTTTGGTAAGCGTTTTCGGCTGCTTGGTTTTCAGCAAATTGTTGGTTGAACTGGTTTACTTGCTCTTGATTGTGCTCGCGCCTTGCCTGTTCTGGGCTTAACTCAACTTTGTCGGCAAAATCATAAGTTAGCTCATTGACGCTATCGAGCGACGATGGCTGTTGAAAGCTGTAGTCTTGCTGAGCAACTTCAATAGGCTGTTGCTGCTGTTCGATGTTTGGCGCTATTTCTGGGTTGGCAAACGCCGCCTGATCTTGCGCAATAACTGACTTGCCAGACAAAAAAGCCTCATCGCTGGCAAGCAAATCAATATTATCGCCTTGATATTCGTCTAGTGTTTTCTTCGCGCGATAGTAATCAACTGGTGCCGCAGAACCACGTAAACCACCACCAACACCAGCACCGGCCAACGCTGACCATAAGCCGCCCTCAACAGAATCAGCGAAATCATAGCCTCGTTCAGTGCCTATTTGCTCGCCTGCATCTTGAACCAATTGTTGACTAAATTCTGTCGCACCTTCAATCACTGCGGCTCTACCAGCATTCTTGCCAGTTTCTTTAATTGCATTTGCAACAGAAGCGCCCGTGATATCACCTAACGCATCAGTAGCCGCATAACCTGACGCTTTGCCGCTTGTGCCTAAAAATGGTTTTAATACATTGCCAGCACCAAAACGTTCTAGTGCAGCAACAACGCCCGCTGTCGGGGCTGCAACTGCGAAATCAGACAGGCTTGGGTTTTCTGCACTACGACCATCATTAGCCGCTCTGTTTTCTGCAAAATCCTGAGTGATACCGGCATAAGTCGGCACCGGTGCAGCAATTAAGCCAGCCATTACAGGCAGGCTATCAGCACCCGCACTTGCGATAAACTGACCTGCTTCTCTTAGTACATCAAAGGTATCGCCGTGCTTATACGCATCACTTATTGAATCTGGGCTACCTGTAGCGGTAGTTTCCAATGCGTCTCGCAAGCCTCGTCCTGCTGACTTAGCACCATCACTAACAGAATCCACTAACCTATCACGATATAGATCAACATCATGATTTGCCGTATCTTCACCAACAATATTACTGGAAACAAAACGCTTAAGTTCTGCATTAACATTGTTCAAGCCATCAAGAGCGCTACCAGCAAAACGAGAAATACTACCTAGTGTATCAAGCCCAGAGTCGACTAATTGCGCCGAATAAGAGTCACCTTGCGCTGGAATGATTTCAGGTGCATTTTGTTGCAAAAAATCGTCACTTAAGCCGATATCTTTTGCCGCACGATAGAACTCGTGCGGGTTAGATAAGTCGTAATTTGCAAACGGATTTTTTTGATTATCCATACAAAACCTTACTGTGAGCGTTGTTGAGCTTGCGCCGCTAATAGTTGTTGTAGCAATTGTGCTTGTTGCGGGTTAGCGCCTTGTGCCGGTGCTTGTTGAGGCTGATTGCCTTGGCCAAGCAATAAACGGTCAACAGTCGCAATTGCTTGTTGCTCGATAGCCTGCTTTTCTTGCGGCGTTTCTGCTGAAATGTAAGCGGTATCATTGTTTAATCTGTCCATGATTAAATTAGTACGTGCTAATTGATAACGCTGTGGATCTTGTCTGGCCATACTTCTTAATGCCCAGACCTCGCCCTCACTCAAACCCATAGCACGAGCTTGATTGCGAACGTTTTGAGTTTCAGAAGGAACATTGTTTTGTTGCGGGTTCAATGCAGACATATAGCGAGCAGAATTAACCGCCTCAGTTTGAGGAATGCCGCTTTGTTCAATCACATCAGCAAGCATCCCCATTGAAGTCGCTTGTCTAAATATTTCTTCACCTGAGAAAAACTTAACTTTGTCGTTCGGATCTGCACTTCGTAGCTCAGAAACATAGCTGTCATAAGCGCCTTTTTCGGTGGTCACTTTCACGCGAATACGGCCTTGGTTGCCAAAACCCCCCTCAAATCCTACCACTTCAACATCGCGAATTTTGCTACCGTCTCGGCTCTTACTGCCTACCGCTCGATTCAAGTTACGCTTAAATAGCTTATTGTATGAACCAACGGCACCACTAAAGTCGCCTGTTCGCAAGCCGTGATCAATGCCTTGCTGTAGTGTCTTAGCCTGCTGCCTGCCGTCTCTATCACGTAGCATAACCATGTTAGAGCTATCAAAGTCTTTGCTTTGAATAAGATTTGAAACAGTGCCTGGTCTTTCACCTTCTTGTTGCAGTGCAATGGCTAAACGCTCTTGCAAACTGGCTTTCTTTTTAGCTTCTTTAGCCGAGTTTAGCTTGAACTGGCGACTCGCTGTGCCGGTATTAACTGAGTCAATCTGAGCTTTTTTCACTTGTTGGTTCAATGCGCTATTAGTCTGCAAGTTATCAACTTCGTGCTGCAACGCTTGACGCTGTAGCGCAGAGTTGGCCATATTTGCATTGTGAATCTCGTCACGTTGCATTTTTTGGTCATCGTATCGCTGTTGCTCAAGTGCTACTTGTTGATCATAGCGGCGCTTATTTTCTTGTTGTTGATTGTGCTGGTTCATCATGCCCCAGCCCGCTTGAAAACCTTCTACTAGTCCTCTGCTCATTATAAAATCTCCGCTAAAGCCCAAGCCGCCAATAAACCAACGCCCGCCGTAGCGAGGCCACCCGCTAATGATGCGCCTAATCCCGCCGTAGTGCCTGCACCAGCCGCGCCTGCACCTGCGGTAGCAGTACCCGCTGCCGCTGTACCTGCTGTTGCTGTGCCTGCTGTCGCTGCTGTAGTACCTGCTGTTGCCGCACCAGTTGCGCCTGCTGCGCCCGCTCCCGCTCCCGCTGAGCCAAGACCGGCGGCTGTTGAACCGGCTGCGCCAGTGGCGCTAGTGCCAGCGACAGACGTACCTACCGTATTAGCCAATGAGCCAGCGGTGTTAACTGTTTTTAAGCCATGCGCTAAACCTAACGAGGCACCTGTTGCCTTAGTAGTATTGTCGGCCTGTTCTTCGGCTAACTCGATTCTGTCGTTCGCAATGTTGCGTTGTTGCTCTGCTTGAGCACTTTGTCTAAAACCTGAAATCGCCTGATCCTTCGTGCGTTGACCAGCTTGTAAGATGCTATAAGACATTTAGCCCCCTGCTCGATTCGTAAATGTTTGTTGTGAAGTGCTCGCTCCTGTTAAAACGTCATTTCGACGATCAGAGTCAGCGATACGGGTATTATTTTTGGCATGAGCCATAGACAAGGCGCGGTTAACATCGTTATGACGAGACGTATTACGAGCAACATCATAAGTCTGTGTTAAGCCGTAGCGTTCATTCATCATGCGTTGTTGCAAGCTTGAGTCGTTGTATGCCTGATTAACGTTGGTAGTAACTCTTGATAACTGCTCATCAAGCAACTGTGTTGAGTCTGCTAATTCCATTAATCGACGTTCGTATGGTAGAAATCTCGACCGATAATCAGCATATTGACGATTGATTAAATTGGCGTAAGTTCTTGACGCATAATGCTCGTCATTTGGATTAACATACCCGTAGGTGTTGTACTGGTTTTGTTGGGCAACCTCTCTGACCGCTCTAAAATAGTCAGACATAATTAATTACCACCATCGTCGTTATTTAATGAATAGTTAAGCCCTGCGCCTATCGCTGAACCAAGCACCTGATTTCTGCCTGTTGAACGTTGTAACGCATTGCTCGCAGAACTATTCGCATAGTTATTTGCCGAACGAGCAACATCACCGAGGCCAGCAATAGAATCTACCGCTTGGCCTTGTCCCATTTGTGCGATTGACTGTAAGCCAGAAACAAAGCGATCTTGCTGAGCAATTTGAGAACGATTTACAGAGTCGGCGCGCGCTTTTGCTTTTTGCTGCTCTAGTCTGCCAATCTCTTGTTGAAATAAGCCGCTATTAGGGTTGATGTTACTTGCGGCCATTGAACTAGCAGCCTGATTAATGCCGCCGTTGAATTGTGATGTAACCGAGTTAGTCGCCAGCCGTCTAACATCATTCATGGCTGTTTCTGAGCCTAGGCGTTCAACACGCCCGAAATACTCGGTTTCGTATGGTCTAAATAAAGTTTGATAGTCGTTCCAACGCTGCATCGCTACGCGAGCACTTGCGCGTTGTTCTTCGGTTTCTTCTAGTCGATTGCTACCGCCACCACCGCCCATTGTTCACCTCTTTTCTGTAGGTAATGAATTGATTGCGCCGAGCTTTTGGGATAAATCCCATTCGCCCAGCAATGCGTTTAAAGCCTTTTCGACTAGTCTCAAATTCAACCGCTTTACATGCTGTTTCGCTGGCCATTTGCTGACACATTCGTACACCGTGCTTAAGGCCATTGGTCATGCGACTAATACCTACCCAAACAAAAAGCACTAACTCGTCATCGCGAAACGTTGGTTTCACCGCTAAAAAGCCGATATGTGGTTCTGAGTAAATAATTGCCTCGCCTTTTTCTTGAGCTGTTTTAAGTTGCTCAATTAAATCAGGCACGCCAGTAGCCTTGGCGAGTTTGGTTAACTCACCAACAAAGGGTTGAAATTTATTCATAGATACAAAAAAGCCCCGCGAGTGCGAGGCTATGAAAAGGGCAATAAAAAACCCGCAAAAATGCGGGTTTGTCGGATAGTAAATATACTATCTTAAAACTGATTTATTAGCCAATTACGGTTCTGAATAAGCTTCGATGTTATATGAAACGTTTTGTGTTAATACTCGGCTTGGGTAATCCTTGTGCCTAGCTTCAATCCGAATATAGCCAATAAATGTCCCTGCCTCTTTCTGATTAAAATTACGACTAACTGAAACATAGTTGTTTGATGTTGAAAAGCTACCTGCCGAAGATGGACTAAGAGTCAAGCCTGATCCTGTGGTTTGGACTAGTGTATAACGATGCTCAACGCTACTACCTATGTTTGCATAACCAAACGCCCAATCAATACCAAAGTTCCAAATTAACTGGATATTTCGTCCCGAATAAAAAGTATTTTCAAACGCAAACCTACTTGTTGGGTTTTTCGTAAAATAGAACGATGTAGCAGAACCTAGAAAGTCGTGCATATCGAGCGGTACACCCGTTGGAATTCTGCTGTTTTGCGAAATATCCGGTACATAAGTGCCGCCTCGTCGATAATCGTTTAGGCTACCATTGCCACCAAAGAATTGTTTAATCGCGTTAAAATTTATTGGTAGGCTTGTTATCGGGAACGGAATAATTTGCCCCTGATCTGGGGACGCTTTAGTCGTGATGTACCAAGTATCAGAAACACCCCCAACAGTAATCGTAGTACTCACCCTTGCACCATAACCGCCTGACGTTCTCCGTATTCTGATAGAATCACCATTAACGATAGTCGCCGATGTACGATAACTTCCACCATTGACACTCATCGAGCCGCCATTATTAATAGACGCGGCAACCGGTGTATTAATACCTGAAATCCTAATCAGATTAGACGTGTAGGTTTGATTTGGTGAAACTTGAACTAAATCGTTAAAACTAAAGCCGTCCGGTGTTGTATCTGCGCCACTTACAACAGTGAAATAAAACGCATCACCAGTGAAACCACTTGCTGAAAAAAATACGGCATCACTTCTAAGTGAAGCCCCCGATCGTATCGTTTTAGTAACACTTTCACCGACACCTAACGAGACGGGACTTGTATTAGTCCATAGATCACTATCAAACCCGCTAATAGTTACCCTAGTTGACGTTTGTACGCCAAAGGCATAGCGAAACGTTACCGTGTCACCAATAGCAATAACCTTTCTGTTACTGCTACTAGTACCACTGTGTCGTATTACTCTTTCGTCAATCTCAGGAAATTCAAAAAATCGCTGAGTACTAAAGCTTACTGCATGATTAGCCATTGAGCACTACCTCTAGCTTCGCCTCAAGAGTCGCTAGCTTCGCCTCTAACTTGGCTATCGCTTGCGATTGTTGATCAATGATTTTGCGGTCATCCTTGGATGCTTCTAGCAACAAGCCAATTAAGGGTAACGGCGATAACGTTAACTTTTCGCCTAACTCATCATCCTCGACAAGTCTTACCGCTTCGGGAAATGCCGCTTGAACTTCTTGCGCAATTAGACCGGCATCGTCCATCATGCCTAAATCTTTGCGTTTGAAGTAACAGCCGTTCAGCGCATCACGAATGAAACTGGCTTTCTCAATAACTCGAATATCCGTTTTAACACGGCGATCTGAGGTAGAGGTCAAGTTTGCACAAGTGATAACACCGTTAGCTATCACATTGCCCGAAGATGGCTGTAGTCTAAACTTACCATTTGCGCCGTAAACAGTGTCGCCTGAGTGCCACAGAATGTTGTAATAACTAGTAGAATTTGAAGTATTAACGTCTACTTGGTCAGCCCAGTTTGCCGTATTTGCATTGTTGGCATTGGTTGCGTTCGTCGCATTAGTCGCATTGGTAGCATTAGTTGCATTCGTTGCCGTATTTGCGCTTGAGGCATGAATGCCTAACGCATCAATTTGCGTTTTACCAAAATTTCGGTGATTGTATTCTAACGTCCAATTTGGTGCATAGGTCGAGCCGTGGTTACGATAGATAAAAACACTATTTGTCTTACCATTGTGTCCACTTGCCGACGGTGAAGTTGTCACCCTCACCATATAAACTGACGATGACGAGTTAATTACCTCAATCGTAACGCCCGCTAGGTCAATATTGCCAACACCTGTATCACTAATATAACCATGACCTGCATAACTCCATGACGCTTTAGCAACCCAATAACGAACATTAAACGCGCCGTGAGCAGTAAGTGCCGCAATAAACTGGCTAGTGGTAACTGCGCCTGTGCCATGTATGCTCGTTAAGTACCGATAGTCCAAGTCATATTGCGATTTCAATAGATATTTGCTGTCACTTTGCGCCTTTGTGTACGCATCAGTAATACCAAAGCCTGAAATAGTATTTGGTCTATTTTGTATGCCCGCCCAATCAACGAGAACGCCACCTGTAGAACCAAGTAATTCATTAACAGAAAAAATTAGTGAACCACCTTGATTCCCCCAACTGCCCGATTTACTGTATATCTCAACCCAATACTGGTAAGACCTACCGGCACTAGGCAGTGGTGTATTAAATGTTTCATTTAGTTGTATATAACTAAAGTGAGTATTACCGTCACTTCTTCTTGCTACCGTACCGGTAACACTTCTATTAAGTAGTATTTCTGTACCTAAGCTACTAGATCTTTTTATGTTGATAATGAATGAGGGAGCTGTTAACGGTGTAGTTAATGGCACGATTGCAGAACCACCAACAACAACAATGTTAATTTCAGTAACAGCACCACCAGACGCTATTGGATTTGAAGAACCAGCCGCATAGTAAGAAGTGTTTGTAAAGTTCTCTCTAAATATAGATCTTGAACCACCTGTCAGTGTAGCACTTGGATCTATTCTTACTAATGTGTTTAAAAAGTCATCCCTTAATACAGTTTCATGCAACGAATTCGCGGGCAACAGTACCGCATCAGTAGCACTTGAGGTTACGGTTAATTTATCAACCGATAGCTCGCCACCTTTAATACTTGAGCCTGTTAGGTTAATTATTCTGGCATCATCAATGAACGTTACGCCATTGTTGATTACAAATGGTAGCAAAGCACCTTCTGAAGGATTAGACGAACCGCTTGGCAATATCGCGAACCTGTCAGCCCTAACAAGCACTGAGCCAGTGCCGCTAGTTTCGTCAGCAACTAAGCCGATACCCGCTATAACGCCGTTAGCATCAACCTTGATTGTGCGCTCTGCCTTGACCTTACCCATATCCGTCTCAAGCACGCTAGAACGATCTTCAACTGCGGCAGTTCTAGCATTGACTGTTGTGCTAAAAACTTCACTTAAAGGCGGTTCAGTGCCATCGATAACATCAACCCTAGGCTCGGCAAACCACTGCTTGTCCCCTGAACCTGTTTCATAGTAGTAATAGGCTCTAATCCTTTGCAGCGTTGCATTAGCTTTCATCCTGTAATCAGTGCCTTGTGCTACTTTATCCCCTTTTTCATTGTATAAACCGCTTAGAGCTTCGCCGCTTGTTGTGCCTTGAGGGTATATATACCCAACAATAGCGAACCACTCATTAGGCTTTATCCCAACATTGTTTAATGTCGCACCCGATGGCGTTATAAAATAAGGGTTATTATTGGGTGAGCCACCAAGGTTTTCTGTTGTTGATGTTGAACAACCTAAATAAGTAACACCAGTACTGTCAAAATTGGCAGAATCGTTTGATTCAGCTCTTTTATACCAACAAATAATTCGATATTTTTTTGTTGAATCACAAGCGAAACTTTTATCCCAACCACCATTAGAACTGTTATCCCCCTCACTTTCAGAGAACCACAAAACCCCTTTGCCGTATGGGGTAACACCTGAAACAATTTTGTTTTCAGAATGAGTGCCATTTGCCGACCATGTATAACCGTCATTAGCAGATTGACTGCCAGTTGTGCCGATTTCCCAATCGTCCGTTGTTAACAAGTTCGTACTTTGGTCTACTCCGCCAGTACGTAAACTAAGCTGAGAAACCTTACTTGCACTAGTGTTAGTTAAACTGACTAAATCAGTATAGCGAGTAACATTTGAGTTTTTCGTTAGCCCTAATACGTTGTAAATCTGCGCATTGTCATTGGCTAAACTCACAAGTGCGCTGTACGTTTTACTAATGCTTGAACTAGTCGTTAGGCCAAGGCGACTAAAAATAGTCGCACTGTTGTTAGCAAGCTGAGTTAATGCGCTATATGTGGTTACTGAGCTTGAAGAAGTCACACCAAGATTACTGAAAATACTCGCGTGTTCACTACTTGCGCTTTGAAGTGTGCTAATTTGGCTTGATTGCGTGCCGTTAGTATTAGTCAGATTTGTAATAGCTGTTGCCTGCGAACTCGTCGTTGACAGCAAATTATTGATATTACTTGTCTGTGTCGCATTGGTGCTTTCAAGCGCTGTAACTTTGCTTGCTTGGCTTGCACTAGCTGTTTCAAGCGTTGAAATTTTAGACTTATTAGTCGTATTGTCAGACTCTAACGAAGTCAGCCTTGTTGCCTGTCCTGCGGTCGTTGTCTCCAACGTACTAATTTTAGAATTTTGCGAGGTGTCGCTTGTTTCTAAAGCAGATAATTTCGTCGCTTGGCTACCGGTTACTGTCTGTAAATCAGCGATATCTGACTTATTGGTACTATCAGAGCTTGTTAATGCCGTAATACTACTCGCTTGGCTTGCACTCGCACTTTGTAAAGACGTAATCGCCGATTCGTTGGTTGAGTTCTTACTTGTCAGTTCAGTGATTTTAGTCGCCTGATCTGCTGTAGTTGTCTCAAGTGTAGAGATTTTATTTGTGTGATTTGTACTTGCCGTTGATAACGTGCTCAATTGATTAGCATGTGTGCCTGTTACCGTCTCAAGGCTTGCAATTCTCGATGAGAAACCGCCAGCACCTTTGCGCAATTCAACTTGCTTTATAACTGGCATATCGGCATCAATAGACCACACTACGATGGTATTATTACCGGTTACAATGTTATCTACATCAAAGCTATACCACGTTTCAATATCGCTAACGCCAATATGGTTATCGGCAAACGTAGTGCCGTTCAATGAGGCAGAAAAGCCTTGCATACCAAGGCTTAAGCGAATTCTTACCGTACCACTGCCCGCGCTATCAGACGTTAGCATTAAGCTGTAACCGCTTGATTCATTGCTACTCGCTGGCACAACTTGGGAGCCAGTCCAAGAATCTAGTAGCGGCTGAGTGCTACTTTCAAGCACGCTTAAGCGCACCGCATAGTCACCTTGCGCATTTTCAACAGTTAATAACCTAGCGCCGTACCCTGTTACCGGTGTTGTGATGAGGTTGTCTAAATCATTGTGCGCTTTCAACAAGCCCGTGGTTGCGTTGTTGATTTGGTCGTGCAGCGAGTTATGCGCGGATAACAAGCTTGTCTGTGCTTGTTTTAAGCCAGTGCTCGCATTATTTATTTGGTCATCTAAGGTTTGCTGGGTTGCTTTAACAGCCGCAACAGAATCAACCAAGCCTGTGCCGCTTTCGTCGATTAAGTCGATTCTGTCTCGCAAGCTTTGCGCTAACTGGGTATTGGTTATTTCATTTGTTAAGAGACTCAACAAATAAGCTGTATCTTTGCTGGTTTCACCAAAAACACCACTTGTATCGTGAAAGCCTCCCGCTAAATTATTAACATTTACGAAACGTACCCAATAGTAGTTGGCTTGATCTGTTCCTACTGAGTCAGCATAGGTAATAGCTCGTGTATCACCAATCTTAACCGCCGTTGCTAAATCGTTTGTTGATGCGCGGAAAACTTCGGCATAAGCATGGCCATAATACTTAGGTTCATCCCAGCTAACGAGCACCGATGAAAAACTACCAGTAGCTTGTACGTTGGTTGGTTTTGTTGGTCTACCAACGTTAGGATCGTTGTTGGAATTAGGGACATAAACCGAGCCGATAGAGCCATTGCGAAGCGTTGTGAAATTAACAACACCTACTCGCTGTAAATCTCGGTAAGTTACGGCCTTATCTAAGCCATTACCTGACGCACCAGTTAGGATTTCTGAAATCTCAGTTAACGCATTGACGGCTCGATCAGTATTGCCACGAGCAATCGCGGGGTAACTAATTTTTTTATTCACCATAGTTAAGCGCTCGCTTGTCGTTAGCAAAGATAAGGCCGCGCACAACAGCGCTACCAGTTAGTTCAATTTCGAAATATTGGCCGCGTAGTGGCGGCAACCAGAATGTTTCATCAGGTGGGCTAATATCCATTTGCAATACGCCGTCAACGTAGAGCTTAAATTGGACATTTGCGATATCATCAGTTTCAATTCGCGCACATGCCGGTAACGTTTTGTCGTTCAGCTCAAAACGTTTTTTCCATCGGTAGTCACGGTCTGTATGGTTAGTCGACCACGATTCCAAGTTGTCATTTATAACTAAATACAATCGATCTTGTTTGAGGTCGTTGTGTGCGGCCTGCGCGTAAAAATCTAAATCAACAAGGGTTTGTGTTTGTGGATCAAAAATAAAGCCCGCGCTATTGTCATAAAAGCCAATATATTTGCCCTCGAAATGGCTTGCGTGAATAGTCGACGGCTTGTACTTAGCTTGCCATTGGTCATAGCGAATAATTTGCTCAGTGATCAACTGCGTACCACTTGCGCCCGCTGCCACTAATCCATCTGGGCTGGCATAGATAACGTAATCTCCCATATCAACCATTGAGCGCTTTGATTCACAAGATTGCTTTTCTTCAAGCTTAATACTTGAAATATTGTCAGGTGACACACCAGAGAAAATATACGGGTTGCCCTCAGTACCTACAATCACCGAGTTACCGGTCACGGCAATACCTACAATATTGTGCTCTGTTGTTTGGCGATATTTTACAGGCCATGCATACGGCAAATATGGCTCTGAAAAGCACAGTGTTTTGCCAATAAAGCCAACAGCAATGCCGTTTGGCATCATCGTCAAACCTTTCATATCGGCTGGTGGTACATCAAAATCAATAGTGCTTAACGTCACTGATTGCGGCGAAGGTGCTGAATCAGCATAAGTAGTGGCCGAAATAGGCAACTCTGCAACTAGAAAAAATGCTGAGTTTTCGAGAGTCGTAGCCGAGCGATAAATGCGAATATTTTTTACGTTGTGATAGTTGGTTGACCATGACGGGATCGAAATATTAACTACCGCTGTGTCAGGGTTTAATATGGTAACTTCGTTACTAACAGGGCTTGGTGCTCCTTCTTCGCCTGCTTCTGTAACTGCTGTAAATAGGTAAAAGCGCGTCTCATCGTTCTCTGTATCGCTTTCGTCTTGATCATTACTACTAATGCTGGTGATTGTTAGCGGGAACGGTGGTGCTGGGCTGCCCAAACGATAGCTAGCGTTTGGTGGTGTTGTATTACCCGTTACTGTGGTGTTATAGCCAATTTGTGCGTAACGGTGATCACCCGTCCAAATAACACTATCGAACGTGTCATCAATTGTCGGACTTAGAATTGCGTCTACATCGTTAGCCCATGAAAACCAAAAGTTATTGTATAGAAACAATGACTTTGTATTGGCTCGAATATTCGCATTAAAATTAGTATTGTCTTTGTAAGGCTCTAGATTACCGCGTTCGAAACGACAATTTACCGCCTCGGTAGCCATTTCAGGCTCAAGCAAGCGAGAATCGGCAATAGGCACGATCCCCTTAAAGGTCGGGATTCTAATTTTCATAAAGCACCAGAATGAGCGCTATTAGCGTTTCAGTACGCTAATACTTTTAATTGATACTGCCGCGAGTACGACAATTTCTAAGATGGTTCGATAGTTGGGTATTAGTTGGATAAGCGCGTTAACCCCTGCCTTAATTGATGAGATATAAGCGGGGTTGTCTGTATATGCGCTTAAAATAGCCGAAATAAAAATTAACGGGATAGGCAAAGTAATAATCACTGTCACCCACTCATCTTTCCAGCTATCACCCTCGGTTCGCTTGCTTAATGCCTCCCACTCGGCATCGGTAAGGTCAAGCTTAAAATCGCCAGTTTGCTTGGCTAGCTTTATCTTACTTTCTGCCGATTCTTTGGCCGCTTTGCGTTCTTGGCGAGATTGATAAGCTTTGCTAATCGGGGATACTAAGCTTGAGAAAAAAGCACCGATATCAAACATTAGTCACCCCCTGCGTATAGCCACTTTTCAGCCGAATTTAGATAGTGCTCAACCGTGCCTTTGCCTGCTTCGGTGTTATAGTGCTTTTTCCAATAGACAGCCCGCTCTAGGTAGTTATCAGGAATGGCCGCTGGCACACGCATATACTTCAAGCGACACAAAATGGTCGCTAGCATAAAGTCATCAGCAAGATCGGCCAGTTGAACCCTAGCTAAGTCATAGCCCCAAACGCTTTTAACACGCTCTTTGTGACGTGAATCTGTCTCTTTTTTAATGTCATCAAGTGCAATCTGATCGAACTGATAACCACCGACACCCAAGCGATCTGGGTGCCTGTCGGGGTATGTGCAAAGCTGGGTTTCAGCGGCGCACGTCTCAAAAAGTAATTTCTTAGCTAATCGACGTGAACCACCAAGCGTTGAACAAACTGCGCCGATACAAGAAACAATATGCTCTCTGTCAAGAGCGCCGTAATAATATTTCATTACTGCCCCTTTGATATCTTGCTAGCTTTGATTAACCACTCAATAGATCTAGTTGTTCCCATACCAGATAACAGCGCAATCAAAAACGTGTGCCAAAAGTCCATGCTTTGAATGATGCCAAAAGCGTAAATAGCACCGCCAAACATGATTGATAAAATCATTTCGCCGAAAAAGCGTTTAACATTAAAAGGCTCATCACTGACTAGCGTTCGAGCGATAAAGCCAGCGAGCATTGTTAACGCAATAGCCAACAACTCTTTCGTTTGTGTGCTTGTTAAGTTTTCAATAGACATAAATTTCCTTAAACAAAATCAAGCACCAAGCGGTACTCTGTTTTTTCAGATAGAAGTACTTTGCCGCGCTTGTACGTATCGCTATACATAATCAAGCGGGCATTACGCTTGCCTTTTGAGATATTGGTTAAACTGCCTAGAGTAAGTGTTACTACGCCGTTGTTATCAAAGGCGACATAGCCATCATTTGAGCTGTATTCGGTGCCGTCTAACTCAACTGCTAACGATGTAGCCCCCAAGCTAACAAATGGCACCGGTACACCGTCTTGCTTAACTGTGATATCTCTTGGGGAATTGCGACCTAGATAGATCGTTAGTACTTTTTTAACTAACATAATCGCCCCCTTATGCCGGTGGTGTGTCGCCTTTAGTGGTCAAAACAGCGTTGTCGACAGCAATAGCTGCGGTGCCTGTGTTAACTGTCCACTTGATCCAAATTGACTTGTAAGCATCGGGGGCTAAGTCTGGCAGTGGTAACGAGTTGGCCTCGTTTGCCGCTGTCGAAAATGTAACGCCGGTCGGTGCAGTTGTAATGTTGGAAATGACTTGCTCGCTAGCATTGGCCGCTGCTGTACCTAGGCCAACTTCGACAGAGGTTGTCGGGCTTGGGGTTTGTGTCGCAATCCAATGTTTGACACTGGTTAACGTGTCGCTTGTATTTGTGTTTCGAACATAGATACAGGCGTATTTAACAATGCCCGCTGCTGCTTCGGCAGAGGTAAAATTAGGAAAGATGTTTTCAAGTGATCCGCTAGAAATTTCACTTGATGTAATCGCGCCGCCTAAGTTATTAGTCGTTTTGAAATACTTGATTTCACTTGCACTTATAGCCATAAAAAGCCCTTAAACAAAAAAAGGGCGCAAACTAAGTTGCGCCCTTATGTGGATTAATGAGGTTGGTTAAATTGAAAAACGTTCTGAAATCACATCGAGCGTAAAGCGCTGTTCAGTGGTATCGATTGAATTAATAGTTTCGCCGACTGAAAAACTAACGGGTTTGTCGAGATCTACCGGAATAGCAACACCATCAACAAACATGCGTATATCTACAATATTGCTGACGCTGCTAAGAATTTTCGTGCCGGTATCTAAGTCACTTGCGACAACTCTGTAAACCTGTTGCCTGATATCAAGCTCTTTACTTAACGCCTGATAAATAGAAGCTTGAATATCAGTGCTTTTGTCTATTGCGTGATACACGCTTGCGCGAATGTCACTTGTCGCGTTGATGGTTCCAAGCACACTGTTAACGACTTCGCTGTCGTGTGAAACAGCGGCTAATACTTGTGAAACCAAATTAACCGATTGAGCAACCGTAGCGCCCAAAACAGCTTGACGAATATCAACCGATTTTGACACTGTGCTGCCAAGTATTGCTGCTCTGATATCAGTATTACTTAGGATTGCCGAGAGTATTTTTTGCTGAATGCTATATGACGAACTAATCGCCTGATAGACACTTGAACGCACATCGGTATTACTGGCGACAAAGCTAAGAACACTTGATCGTAAATCGGCCTGAGATACCGCGATCCCGTATATTTGTTGCCTAATATCAGTGTTTGACAGTACGCTTTGATAAACAGCGTTACGAACATCGATACTCGATGTAATACTCGCCAACGCCGATAATATTTGCTGTCTAATATCGACAGAACTAAGCACTTGTCCTAGCGTTGATGTTCTAACGTCCAAGTTAGATAACACACTTACTAGCCCGCTGTTTATTAAGTAAAACGCTGACGCGATATCGCTACCGTTCCAGCCTTTACCCTTTAAAGCCGTTTGGCCAGCTTCATTGATTTGACCGTCATCAGTGATATAACTTGGTAAACTTGCATCTTGAATACCTACGCCTTTGTTTTTCGCATCGACAGTATCAGTAACATTACCTGAACCCGTCACAGTGCCGAGAGCTGCAAAGCATCCACCTTTAGGAATAAGGCAGTTGTGCAGTTCAGCATTGTTAACATTGAAAGCAACGGCACTTGTTACTGACGAACTATCAAAGATACATTCCTGTAGCTTAGTATTGTCAGTGTTCTTACCTACAACGGCTTCCCTTGTATAACTTTTGAAAAGGGTTTTGCTTATGTTAGCTTTTTGTATAAAGCTGCAATTTATCGCTTGTGTGCTAGCTGTATCAACGACACAACTATCTATGCTTAAATTTCCATCGTTTGTATTACCCGAAAAACTACCAAGCGTTAGCCTTTTGAGGCTAAATAACCCTGACTTATTTATTAAGCAATGCCCGCCAAAGCCATATTGTTTCTGTTCTAAAATAGCGTGTTTATCAGTACTGCCGACTAGCTCTATGATCGCACCATCTGCGCCATTTTTTGCTAATGATTCATTCGTAAAATACTCGTAAACAACACCTTGATTGATAACGTTTAAATTTGAGCCTATGCCATTAATGAAGTTTTGCGGCGTTGAATAATCTTTAGCACTGCCTATTGTGTAGACTTGCTTATCGATAACTCGTAGCCATTTAGTCGTGGGAATATTGACTATCGACGCATGATTATTACTTACCCGTTCAATGATTTGATTAGAGTCGCCAGTTGTAAAATCCCAAGAGTTGATTACCGTTCCGTCTTGAATACCATAACTTGCTGAATATATAGTCCCTGTAAAGCGAAAGTTACTATCAGCCGTGTTAAAACCGAGAATTGGGTCAAACGTAACATTAGACCAAGACATTTCTAAATTGCCATTGATACGAATGCTTATTTGTGTGCCGCTGCGCTCTATAGCTAAATCATAATCCTGATTTTCGACTAAAACTGTTTGACCGCTCAGTCTTTGGTTATCAATTCGACAATCAAGCCTGTGGTTAGTAGTTGAAATAGATATAAAATCTAAGCCACTACTACTGCTATACACACCAATAAGCATTTGAAACGTGTTTGCTAAGGCATTGTGCTTATAATTAAAGCGACATTTTAATGTTGAATTGTCTGCTAGACTAAAAGGGGATTTGATAGTGGCGAAAGTATTGTTATCAAACCGATAGCCATCAATCACTCCGCTATCACTTCTAACATAACCTTTATCAACGGGGAAACCGTTCAATGTTAATGTGTCACCAGTATAGACGCACTCTACAGTATCGCCGTCTGTCTGATTAAAAGACCAAAGACGCTTAACACCATTGAATTCCAAGCCAAAAGCGTGCAATTTACCTGAAAAGAAACCCTCAATATTAAAGCTACCAATGCGATCAAAGGTAAACGTAGAGGTGTTATTGGCAATTGAAGCAAGTAAACTGTTACCGTCAATGTCTTGAATGTCATACGTAGAGCCAGAACGGACAAAGTACCACTTGTATCGCTGACCAATAATTAGACCTGTCGTTAACGTCACGTTTGACGAGTTGCTCTGCGGTTTAATTAGTATCGATGTTGGGCTGTTAATACGTAATACATTGTCATAACCTGTCATGCCAAGTAAAACTTGGTGTCCAGAATCTTCGTAAGTAAATTCAATTAAGCATTTGAAGTCACCGCTTGGCGCATAATTAGCGGTTACGTAAGTCGGATTTGCACCACTGAACTGCAAACAATACTCGTCCTCAATAACCTCGGCGGTTTCAAAAGCTGAATATGGGTTGTGGATAAATTCGTTTAGCTCAGACTCAGTGAATTGAGTATCTTTGTGATAAATTGCAGTTGAACGCAACTTATCAGTAGAGCAACCTAACCCAATCGCAACATTATTTATCGCTGAACCTGTATTATTGTCTGTCGCAACTGTTTCAGTAACTTTTACGCCATCTTCATAAATAGATAATGTGTTAGTAGTGCCAGTCCAATGAAAGATAATGACACCTTTTCGCAAATTTGAGGATCCACCAGTAACCGCGCTCCAAGATCTAGTATTTGTACCTGTTAAGTTAGTTGACCAGTTCTGGTGTTCGATCGTTAATTTTGAACCTAATGCGGGCGTAGTTAGTGAAGCAATTACTTTGTTTGCATTACCAACGCCACCTAATGAACCCACATCAATATCAATAATTATTGCAAAGTCACCGACCTCGGAAGATTTGCCGATCAGTCTGCTATTAGCGATAGATAAAGCATTTTGGCTAGAATCAGCCCCTTTTGTAGTCACCGAACCGTCGACATTCCACGTAACACCGTCGACAAAATCAAGCGATTGACCGCTAACAATTTCAGTAATCGTGTTACCCGCGCCCTCGCTGGGTATGATTGCAGCAACTAAGTAAGGCGCAACAGGACTACTTATATCAACCTGATTAAGCCCTCTGACTTGTTGGTAAAACTTCATATTAGCTTACCGCTGTTTGTGCCGTTGCTGTAAAGTCGCGGTCGTATTTGCTTGCTACGCGATATTTAACGCGGCGAAGCAAATCACTGTTATTCACCGTAAGCGTGATCGGTGCCGTTTCGCCCGCCTTTAATGCAATGCTGCCGCGTATACGAGAATCAACAGCGTAATCGTCATCGGCATTATTTTTAGTTAAGGCCGTAACAGTAAAAACGTCATCGTATTGCGAAGCGTTCGACACCGTAATGGTGACTTTGTGCTTTTCTCGCGCACCGTTATTGATCAAGTAGTGGGTGTCATCACCGGTTGTTATATTAGTACTTGCTAATATGCTTTTCGGTGTCAGTGCTGCTTTTGCTTGATCGAACTGTTCTTGCGTTACAGACTCAAAAGGTTTGTGAGCACCGTTAGCGTATACAATTGCCGCATTTTTCAGGTTGGTAAGAGCATCGCTAACTTTGACTTGAGTTCCATCAAGTAGCGTTACATTGCCCTCGCTCGCCGAAAGCGCAATCATAGCGTCAAGCATTGCACAAACATTGCTAGGATGACCGTTGATAAAGTTGAACTCACCGCCTCGTAACTCGTCATAAGTAGCGGCTTGTAAGTCGCCAGCGTGATTTTTGAAATAGCTGTATAGGCCATTACCAACGACAAAGATTTTCATTTGTGAGCCGCTAATTAACTTTGTCTTAAGTTCTGAGTACGCCTGTGCCTCAGACAAAGTATTGAAGTCTGATAATTTCATCTTAGTGTTGCCTTAGAGGTTAGGGTTTTACTAGTCCACGCCCTAGTTCATACAAGTAAGCGCGGTAACAGTGGTCGGGGTCATCGCCGAATAGCTCAGCAAAAAAATCGATAAACTTGGCTTGATACTCAAAGCGTTTATGTTTGTGCATAAACTGGCCTGTATAGCCGCTAATAGTGCGGTCATAAGTGCCGTGAGCGAATGAGCAAATCCTTTTGTCAAAGCTGATCCACGCTGAGCGAATAGCTCGGTTTTTCTTAATCCAGAAAGCCGTAGGCCAAATAAATAAAAGTGTTGGCAAGCCCAGCACTAAGTAAGCAAGCAAAGTGCGCAAGGTCTTTAGAATTGGGATCATGAGTACCCCTTTTAATTAAAGGAATCGATTTCCATTTTTAGGTATGGGTTTGTCGTGTACTGCAAGATCTTGCTTTGGCTTATCTCTTGTTCGTACATCGCGCGGTAGCTAGCCGCTTCTTGAGGGTGATACCACTCGGTATTGGGTTGTGCCTTTAGAATGGCCAGAACGCCGTACCTTAGTGGTGTTGAGTGTCTAAAATACACATCGTCGGGAATTTCGCTTGATTCCAAGTTTGGGCAAAGAGCCAAGCGAATAGTTAGATCTTCATTTTTTCTAGGGATGGGATCTAACACTAACTCGTTAGCGTGCTGACAAAAGGCAATTTCACGCCCTTTGTCATCTTCAACACTGAGCACTAAATTGATAAATGTGTCAGCGGTTTGAGGGCGTAACGTGTATTTACGCTTGCCCTCTGTAACGCTAAGTGTTTGCTGCTCTTGCAACTCAGTAGTGCGCCCAAAAAAGTCTTGAGAGCACTGCTGTGCGGCCTTCGCGACAACGAACGGCGGTATATTAGGCACAAAGTTATTAACCAAACTGGTAAACTCTGTGTAATCAGCCATTAGCTATAATCCCCGCTCGGTTGTTAGACGCGCTAATACCGGTATCACCTTCGGTTTTAGCACCCAAGGCCACTTGGAACGCCTGCATATGTTGCGCTGCTCGACTCGCGTTTTCTGCGTAATCAGCATCTTTGCTATAAGCGCGATAAAGCATGTGATCCAAAATAGGATTCATATAGCTATCGTCGATAGGTAGCACTTGTGTGTCAGTAGTAAAATTACTGATAGTGATAGATGACGGGGCTTCTGAATATATGATTCTAAGCTTATGACTCGATGCCGGTGTCGGGTATATCCAGAACGATTTAGGGTCTCGGTCATCATAAACATAATGGTCTACGTCAGAACCCGATGCGTTGTACCAGTTGTCGACCTGATCGTCTAACATGCGTTTTTCGATACGGCGAATTTGCTTACCTGTACCAACGTTGTAAACCACATTGATTAAGCGCAAACCCGAAGCCGGTAACGTTTGTAATGACTGGCCGCCAGTGGTGTCGTATTCTTCATTGGCAATATTGGCATCAGGACGCAAGCCAATGACAGCTAGAACCGCGCCATTAAACCAGTCTAGCCATTCCTGTTTAGGCCAACGTGTGTTGGTTTTATCTTGAATGATGGTTTCAGCTTGTGAAATCACATCAACGATTTTAATGGTTGCCACGGTTCACCACCTTTATTTAACGATTGAACGTCTTTTGCTAGCCTTAGTGTCTGATTCAGTTGCCTTTGCAGGTTCTTCTGACTCAACTACTTCGGCGGTAATGTCGATAACTTCTCGAAGCTCAGCGGCTTCTGGATCACCTTCGAATACTGGGGTTAACTGAAAAGCGTCAACATTTCGCTGTAGCGTTGGTGTATAGGCCAAGATGCGACCGAAACGGTTTTTGTAACCTACTACTTTGCTCATTTTTAAGACTCCGAAAAAGAAAAAGCCCCGCCAAAGGCAGGGCTAATAATCATTAAGCTAAAGTGATAACACTGTGGCCTAATGCGTCTGGCTTGATAACCTTGAAACCAAACACGAACAACGAACGCGCTAAGTCGCCGAAGTCATCAGGGTTTTTAAGGTTTTCCATTTTGGTGATTTGACTAGCAAACGTAGTCGCACACTTGTGACCAAATACGATATCGTACTTACCACCAGAGTTATTGACGTTGTTGCTTTGGTAAATGGTAACGCGGTCGATCATGCCGACTTTGCCGTTACGCAAGGTAGACTTGCCATCACCAGTTAAGCTCGCGTCTTTAAGCTCAGAGGTCTTAATACGCGCACACGCTTTTGCTGGTAAGACAACAAAGCGGCCTTCTTCTGGTAAGTTTTGCTCGTCCATTACCGTCGATAAGTCAACAATCCAATCAACTACGTTTGCTTTGGTGATTGCTTTCGGTGACGCTGACGTACCTAAGTTAATATCACCTGAGATTTTACCGGCTGTAGCACCAGCGTTTGCTGAATCAGCATCGGCGTAAATTGCGCCTAAGAAATCGCGGTCAACCGCAATTTTCATTTGCTCAGCGCCGTCATTCGACCAGTCATCCATTAACTTAAGGTCTGACTGAACGCGGTCAACGTCGAACAAGTTAAACGCAAAGTACTTACCACGGTCGATAAGTAAGCTAGTGGTCTTGTGAACCGGATTTTCATACGTTAGGCCACTGCCCTTAACGTAATCTTGAACCGCGATATCTGGAATTTCGCGAATGATTACTTCGTCACCGTGGTTACGGATCTCACCTTCGTAATCAGTGTTAGAGATTTCGCTATAAATAGTTTTTAAGTAAAACTTGGTTAATAGCTTGGTCGACCAAATTTGCGGGATGAACTTGCCTGAAACTACCGGCAAGCTAGAATTTTTAGGATAAGCCATTGCTTATACTCCTTGATTGTGAAAATTAGCGATGTAGCGCCGCATACATTTCACGCTCAGCCTTTTGAAATTCTTCTTCGCTGATCTGGTTGCGCTGGTAGCGTCTGTGCAGATCTTCAAAGGCACTAGGATCAAAAACAGCCTCAGTCGTACCAACATCAGGCGCGGCTGTAGGTTGTGCTTGTATGTGCTCGTTAAAAGGGTTTTGTTCTGAACGTGTGCGGGTTGAGTCAACGTAGGCAGAGTAAAAACGGGTGACGCGGGTTAAATCCCCAGCGTTAAAGGCGTTCATCAACATTTCTTGGCGGCTTTGACCTGAGTATTCATCGCGTTCACGTAGCCAATCATGGAATAGTGGATCGCTGTCTACGAGGTCAAAATTGATGCTTTGACTCGCTAAGCTTTGCTTAACTGAGTTCATCTTTGCCTCAGTATTCCAAGTCGAAATATCTTTTTCTTGAGCTGACAGTTTCCCGTCAAACTCTTTGCGTAAAGCGTCAACTTGAGCGTTTGCGGTCTGTGCCACTGCACGCGCAAATTCTTCGCCGTACTCATTGACAAGGTGTTCGTTTAAGGTGATTGAGTCCTTGGCGGCTGCATGCCGCTGCGCTTCTGCTAATTGCTGCTTTAATCGTGCTATCTCTTGTTCTTGAGATTGATCAGGCTCGTTAGCTTGTGGCGCTTGTGATTCAAGGGCTTTGACTCTATCTAATAAAGCCGGAACCTCAGCGTTGTACTTGCCTTGTAAAACTTGATATTTCTTTTGCCAATCAACATCGTTAGAAGTCGGCGTTTGTGCCGGTGTTTCTGTTTGTTGAGTAGGCTGTTCAGTTGTTGATGTTTGCTCAGAAACGTCTGTATCAGGAGCCGAGTTTTCGGTGTTCCCTTGGATTATTTCATTTGCGCGTTGTTCTGCTTCTTGCACTGACTTTGGTAATGTCATAACTTGGCCTCTAGCGAGCCGATGAGCCTTGCCGGTATTCAAAGGTGTTCGCGGGTAAGTTGGGTTGGCCTGAATTTCAGGCATAAAAAAAGCCGCTGAATTAGCGGCTTAGTTGGGTGAATAGCGTTTGTTGCTATTCCTGGTCTTGAGCTTCAATTTCGATTAGCAATTCGTTTGGCTTCTCGATGTATTTTTGAAGCTCAAAGATGAGTTGTGCCATGCCCTGTGCTCGATAGATATCTACCGTTTCACCGGAATGAATAACGCGATCTGACGCGTTCACACCTGCTCGTTTGAGCAATAAAATTAACTGTTCGTATGCGTCTGGTTCTTTAGCTTGTAAGCGAACAAGCGCACGCAATAATCGAATGTTATCTTCGTTATTTTCCATTGTTAGCTATTACCTTTTCGTTAGAAGTAAATTAATTAGCCGGTTGCCGCTGGCTGTGCTTTTGCTGTTCAAGCTGCATTTGAAATGCTCGCTCGTCTTGAAGCTGCTTTTCCTGCATCTGCATTTCTTGTTGCATCTGCTGTTGTTGCTGCTTCATTTGTTCTTGCTGACGTTCTCGCAATTGCTCTTTGTTTGGCAAAATACGATTAACCGGTACGTCACTTGTCTGGAACACGCGTCTTAGCTGCTCTAATCGTCCCTCAGTGCCGATAATTTCTAAGTCGACTGGATTATTAGTTAGCTGCAATAACTCTTGCTGACGAAGCGCTGCGGCCTCTTTGTGCATTAAGGCATCTGAACCACGAGCTTTGGCTTTCGCATCGCCTTTGATATCTGCCGGTATGTCTTTGTCGAGCATCAACGTTATGAAAATTGAATTGATCACCGGCTCAATCACGCCGATATCGATATTGCGTACAACGTCTTTAATTGACTTACTTGCCGCGTTCATCAACATAGATAAGCCGCTCGCAGTGCGTGCCGCGCCTGCGCCTTGATCTGAACCTTGCATATAAGACGGGATACCGCTTTTATCGTCGGCATAGCGCTCAAAACGCTCATATACGCCTAAAAGCTCGTTGGCCTTAATATCAGGGCTAAAGAAGGTAACGCCTGCTGAGCCGCCGCGATGAGAGCCTTTAGAGCCGTCATATAGCCAGACTTTGCGCGGGTGAATAGCCGTTGGCTTAGAGCCGGTCGGCAACATCGATACATCAATCGCGGTTTGTGGCGCGCTACCAATAGCCATGTTGTTCATTAGCGCTCGCGCGGTTGAGTTCGCCGCATCTTGAATATCGGCGATCACTTCGGGGATTGCTTCGCCCCAGAACGAATTAGGCACGTTTAACCAAGAAGCCTTGTAGTAAGGCGGTCGGCCTGTCGGATCTGGATTGATCAAAGCACGGATAATGTGATTACCAATTAGCGTTACAGACACGGGATATTCGTTGTAAGGATCGTCAACTAAGCTTGGGTTCATGCCCCAGTCAATTAGTTGCTGACCTTGAACGTGTCCGTTGAACTCAACCGCGTCAAATAGCTCATAGCGGTAAGCTTGTGATGAGTCGCGACCTTCTAACTGTTCGCGTTCATTCGATTCAAATAGCCATTCACGATGGCCGTTCATGCGATAGTCACGCAATACGGACTCAATCGCTTGTCGGTTATAACCCTTCATACCGCGCATATTGCTCAAATCAGGAGCCGTATAACGGATATGTTCACACGTCCAGCTATCGCCGATATCAATCGTGTTTGGTGACGGGTAAAAGTCAAAAGGCGAAACGCGGCTAAATTCGCGGCTAATCGCTAACGAGGTTTGCGGGACAAACTCGCCGTTATTAATTTGTTTCCACTTGAGCTGCTTTTTCTGCTTGAAAATAACGCCTTTCATGATCGCCGAGGGGTAAGTCGTTAAATCGTCTAAGAACTCGTCGAATTCGCGGCGATAGTTGCCCTCAACTAGAATATCTTCGATGTAATCGCCCATAAGTTCCATGCGCTTCTCACCTTCCTGATTGAGTTCTTCTTTCAGTCGGGTTTCGTGCTTTTTCATCAGCGCATAGGCTTCTTGTTCAGGTACGCCGTGCTGTAAAGCGCCTTGCATCGCTTCGTTAAGCAAGTGCTCTTTTAGCTGTGGTGGCAATTCCTGAACGGGTGTCGGTTCTAACGAGAACGGGCGATCACCTGAAGGATTGTAAATATCAGAAATCCATGACTTTGCGTGGCGGCATTTGGTGCCGGTAATACCCATGAAAATCTCGCTGCCACCGGCTTTGCGGATATTGGCTAGCTGATTACTTGAGTACATGCCTTTGCGCCGTCTAAGGCAGTTAGTAAGGCGGTCAGTCATTGTTAGCTTGTGATGCTTTGCAATGTCCCAACAGCTTTTAACATAAGACGCTAGGCCGCTGACAACTTCTTGTTGTCCGTAATTTGGGTTCGCTTTTTCGCGTTCGTCGTGCTTTTGTTGATCAAATATTGCCTGTGTTTGTTCGGCACCTAATGATTGTAAAATTCCGGTCATAATTGCCTCTTAACACCAGTAGCTAACGTCGACTTGTTCAACATCGGTAAAACTGCCGTGAACAACACTGCCCATGCGGTTCTGGATATCACGCAGAGCAACAGCAAAGGTTCTAAAGCCATCGGCGCAGTGTGATGCGCTATCGTGTGCGGGTCTGTTTTTCCAAACGCCGTATTTGTCATCCCACTCTTTGCGGTAATTCTGCAAACCTGATATGCCTTGTTCGCAATGCACTTCGTCGAACCAGCACATAGGGAGCACGGCGCGCACGGCCTCTATGCCGTCCATAATTGATAGCTTTGGTGCTGTCTCAAAATGCAAGCCGAGTTGATCTGCTTGCTCTAAACGCGACATACCCGTACCCCACTCGTGAACACCGATATCATGCGGTGCCATGTGAATGCCGTATTGGTAGCCGTATTGCTGGGATAATTCGCGAAGCTTATCGACGTAAAACGGTAAGCCCTCGCCGTGGTTCTCGTAGTAGTTAATGACGCGGTATTCACGGCCTATTTGCTGAATAAACCAGATCACGTTGTCATCGTTAAAGCCGATATCCCAAAACGTGTGAACAAGCGCTGTAGGCTCGTAAGGTACGCTGGTGATCTGGTTGTTTTCGTAAAGTTTGCGGAACTGGCTTGAGTAGTAAGCCCCCTCGATCACTTGCTCGAAAGCTTCTTGCGGTGTGGTCGGGTATTCGCGCTTAACATCGTGGCCTAAGAGCTTTTCTTTGGCGTAGTACCAGTTCATTTGCTCTTGCGTGAATTCAAGCTTGTGCTTCGCCCTTAAGGTGTCGAAGTACTCGATAATCCGCATTGGCAACGGCTCTTTTGATTCAAGCCGGTAATTAGTGTCTTTGTACCAAGGGTAAAAGAAGAATTCCCAGTCAAGAAAGCTAAGCTCTTTGCCCTTGAGCTGGTCTTGTTCGGCCACTTGGCAAAGGTCGAAGAAATAGCCTTGTCGCCCTTCTGCCGTTGACTCGATGGTGATCACACAATCAGCGCCGACAGACTCGAATGCACCGGTAACAATCTCGCGTGCGCGTTCTGGGTACTTGGCACAAATTTTACCGAACTCGGAAATATGCAAGTATTGGAACGTGCCGCCACGGAACGATGAGCCGACCGTGATCTTTGACTTGTTCGGGAACTTGATTTGGCCAGCGCGGTCAGTCAGTGCTGGGAAACGATCGCGTAGGCTTTTTGGCAAGTTGTCGTATGCAAACTTGATCTTTTCATCAAATAGCCGGTTAGCATCGTCTTTTGTATGAGCGATAACACCACAGTTAGTACGACTATTGAACAATGCCGCGTCTAACATGAAAATCATCATAAACGTGGTAAAGCCGAGCTGACGGGCTTTGAGTATGATGTTGCGCGTGTGCATGCCGTGAAAGAAACGCTTTTGCGCATCGTTCATCACGAACTTAACTTTCTGGCCACGCTTGTCGGTGATGTAATAGAGGTTGTTTATTCGCCAGAGCCAGTTTTGATTATCAAGGATAAACTCTAAGCTACCCTCGTTTTCAGCCAGTGCGTGCTGGCCTTCAACCGGTACTACCTGAGTCATTCGCTAGCCTCACCTTCAATTGGCAATCGGTCTTTAAGGCGAATATTGTTTTTAGGTAGCAAGCCGTTTCGGTTCTGGGCGTTGCGTTCGGTGATATCTCGAATTAGATCATCAACGGACGTTTTGACCTCGATCTCGCCTTTCTGAACGAACATTTGTAAGTGCTGGCCGATGAGTTGGAGCGCACCTTTTTTGTCGTGTAGCTCAACCTCTCGTGATAAAACGACTTCTTCTTGCCCTGTTTCATCATCAATCTTTCGGCTAAGCACCTTCTCTTTGATTTTGCGAATTGCAGGGGAAACATCTTGTGGGAGGTCTGCCACTGGTATGAGACTGCCATTGTCGTCGTACAGATCACCAACATCACAAAAGCCGACTTTAATAAGCTCATTTAACACCTGTTCAGTTGAGATAATGTTTCGACGCATCATTACGTTAGCCACGCCGGTATTTAGGTCGTTAATAAACTTACCTACCGGTGTATGTGGTTTTAGTAGCTGACACGCTTGGGCATTATCGGTTTGTGTTTGCTTCGCTCTGCCACGTACTTTGGCAAAAGCACGTCCAGCGTTTCGTCTGGGGTCGCTGACATAGGCGAGAGCAAACTCAACATGCTTATCCTGCCTAATGCCGTAGCGCTCTTTGATTTGTGCAACGTCAAGGTTCAATTTGCCCTTATCGTCGACAACTGCTGCATAGGAGGTCATGATAAACTCGAAAAAAGTTGGGTGAAAAAATTGGAAAAATTTTTTTAGGATTTTTCGCTAGTTTGTTCCATATATATAATTGCCCCCCTACCCGAAGAATCTGTGGGTCTGGGGGGGGTGGTAAAGGGGCAAAAAAAAGCCAGACTTGACGGTCTGGCTACAAATGGGAGTGATCCAAAAGGCAATAACTCAAGGTATGGCATGAAAACCCTAAGTTATGCTAATCATACTAAAAAGAGCTTTAGACAATAAACAGGCGAAACGCTCTCAAAAATGAACCAAAAAGCGTACTAATTTTAGTGCGCAGTTAGCTCAAACAGCCTGAAAGCCTCTTTATATATTAGTTATGGTAAGTTATCAGTGATACTTAATCATTATCACGTTCGTTTTTAGCGATTGCCGCTCTAACCTCGTTATCTAGCTTAAATAGCTTGTTCACGAGTCGATCAAATACTTCTCTGAGTTGTGTGTTGTCTTTGCGATACCAATACGAACGATGAAAGCCGCAAAGCTGATAAGCTTTCGGTTTTTTCGCTACGCTGCCAATCCCTTTGCATCGATCACAATCGCTTTCTGACTCGTTAACGCGTCCAGAACCGTTGCACTTGTAGCAATCAACGCTTTGATATGCGTTTGTCTTAAGTGCTTCGATAGCGCCGTTTATGAGCTTTAAACGCTGTTTATCGTCGTGTTGTTCTAGCCAGTCATTAGAGACGATGAGCAAATGACCTTTTAGTTTGATGGTTGCAATACGATCATCAAGATAGATCGCATACAAATAGTTGTTGTGCGTTATGCTAATCCCTTTGATATTCAATACCTTATCAAGACTAGCTTTTGTGCTGGTTGAACTACCGGTTGCTTCAAGCTTTGCCGAGCCTGTCGCGAGTTTTGTTAGAAGCTTTTCCACAGATACCCCCTTTTTTAGGCAATCTTAAAAATCTGACAAAAAAACGCAAATTAATTTTTAAAAATATACATCACCCACCAACACCAACCAGACCGAAATCAGCAAAAACATGACTTGCACCACTATATTAGCAAAAACTAATTTAGCCTATTTTTAACTTATTTTACTTTTTGTATTGCTTTTTGTAATACAATAAGTAATACTCTCATTCGTTGGCTAGTTTTAAGGCCAATTTCTAACAAATTGACTAAAAGGAAAGCACGGCAATGCTTGAATTGATTAAAAGAATCGCTGAACTGATGGACAGCAAAAAACGCCTTTACATCCAAAACTTACCGCTTGATAAAGCGCAGTTCATTCAACGAGAACTAAAAGACCACAACGGCTATAAAATTTGCATTATCGACAAAGCGTCGAAAATCGCATACGCCTACGCGTCCTCACAGTTCTGGCAAACTCACACTCTTTTCATTTACTGCGAAGGTTTCGAACCTTGCGGCGGTATGAAACGCCAAGCAACAGAAATCAAGGAGTAATAGCCATGTATCACAAGATAACTCACAGACAAGGCGTAACACTGATCGACTCTAGAATCGTTGAAGAAGTTGACGAGTTGTTAAACAAAGTGATCGAGTCACTTAACCATCAAACAGACGATGAGAATTTACTTTGTTGGTTGGTCGATATGTTCAATGATGATTTTGCCGAGGAATACGGCGAATACTCGCTTGATACGCTTTCAAAGTTAGCGCTCTGCATCCTAAACGCTAAACATTACTTGATTCATGACGTTTCGCAATTTTGCGATCACTTCAACGCCGAAAACCTAGATCTAGAAATCGGTTTTGATGGTGCCTTTTATCCTGTCGGCGTTGGCTGCTGGTATGGCCGTTCTGAGTTCGTACTAATCGGCAATGAAGAACTAGACAAATAGCATAACCCGTTAGCGCATTGGCGACAGTGCGCTATCTGGTAACAGCTCGTTACTAACTTCTAACAAAAGGCAAATTACTATGAGTACTAGAGCAACCTATTCAATCAAAAATTTAAACGGCCAAACCCGTCATTTTTATATCCATCATGACGGCTATCCTTCATTTGCATGTGTCTACTTTTATCGAATGCTAGAGCGCCCAGACTCAGATCGGGGTTGTTTTGATGCGGCATTCTTAAGAGGCAACCCAGAAGCTGAACCAATTGAATCAGCCGACGAGTTTGGCGGGCTAGAATATCAATATCATTTCGACGCTAAAACAGGCGAATTAAGCTACAAAACAATTGATATTAGGGATGATTCGATACAAAACCACAAAATTGATTTGTGGGACTTTATCAACCAGCAAACCGAATATAAGAGCCGCCACCCTTGGCCTGTAACCTTTTACAAGCCTGTTCATAACTTCAATAACTCATTGGAAATATTGACCATAAAGCGAGCACTAGAACGCGCTAACGACAAACTAAAGTACGTAAAAGAATACTCTCGCTTTGTAGGCAACTGTCGCCACTCAATCCAAGATGCACTCAATATGTGCAACCTTGCAAGCATAGTTTTGTCTGATAATCGTAGCGAATCACTAGCGCTTGTTGAAAGCATGGTAAACACGCAAATCGATTTCTTATGCACCTTAAAACAAATGTCTATCAACGTATTAGAAGCACCAACAACTAAGCTATCAGAGCAGCATCAAAAGCTATTTGATAAATCAGCCAGATCAATTGTTCTTTTTGAGTTAATCGACTAACAAAAAAGGGAGTTAAATAAAAATGAGAAACTTTTTCACAAATACGGCTGATAATGCAATACAATGTTTATTAGTTAACTGTCTAAAAACAGCTAACAGCACAGTAAACAAAACACTTCTAGCTGAAAAGCTAGTTCAAGAGGTTTTGTTAAAATCTGAGAACATGACAGAACAAACCGCGCGCCTAATGATTCAGGTTGCGCTAAAACAATCGGACGGAATTAACGATGGCTACCAAGTCAGACGAAAGGATCGGGTTAGATTGTGCCAGTTACAAGCAGGGGTTAGATAACTTAGACGACCCCGAAACGCTTGCGATATGCTTGAACAGCCTGATCAAAAACAAAACATTAACCGATCAAGAGTTCAGCGATCTAGTTGATTGCTTTGCTAACAGTCTTAAGCCTGATAAACGCGAAATTTATCTAGCTAAGACAAAAGAAGAACAACAAACCTTAGCAAAACACGCGCTAGATACTGGACACATCAAGTTAAGTTTTGAGGCGGTGAAAAAATAGTTATCTACTAAAGCAAGTTAGCTCTAGCTTGCTTTGTTGGAATAACTAACAAAAGGCAACAAAAATGATAAACGGCAATTTATCTAATAACACGGCACTCAATCAAATTCTTGAACAAGCTGCACAACAAGCAGAGCTTGACGCAGCAATATTAATCAACCTGAACAATCCCAGAATTGGCGGCTTTTCGCTTCAAATGCCACAAGATGATCTAAAACTATTACCACTAAAACTACGACAGCTTGCTACGCATATCGAATGCCAATTCAACAAAAGCGACCTATCACTATGAGCACAACAAAGAAACCAAAGCGCCCAGCGCACCGACCTAAACTGCCAGATGAACTAGTCAAAGTGAACACACCTCTCAGGCTATCTAAGTTTGTTAAAGACTACTTAGATTCAATCGAGGACACACCTAACGGCCAGCTCATCGAAAAAGCGATAGTCCACTATTACAACTTAACCAAACCGAAAGGCTATCGAGATTTATAAAACACAAATCCCCAGCGCTGCCCTAGCTCTGGGGATTTTTTCACTTTGCATCAAACCGAATCAAAGCAACCGCTGCAAATCTCACCGTCGATTATATCCTCATAATCAAACCAGCCTTCGCACTGTTCACACTGGCACTTCTCATCATCACAGAACGGCGAACGGGGATCACCATCATAACGTCTTACATCATCTGGGTAATTACTCAAAACGTATTCCCCATATCATAATCAACATTAACAACAACACGGCCTAAACCGTCCGGTTCCATCTTGCGAGCTTGACTCTCGACAACCAAGTGATCATCAACCCAAAAGCCCGCATGACTCAGTGAGTCGTAAACACCTTTAAAATAGTTATCACTGTCCCACTTCTTTTTTTTATCTGGCCTATAAAGCTCTAAACGGCAAATTACCGGCTTATCTATCATCAACCGAGCATAACCATAGCTTTCTAATACTTTGGCTACATCAGCCTTATACAAGCGCCCCTTCTTCGACAAAACAACTTTATTATCAACATGACGATAATACGTATTGTTACTCGGTGGAAATGGCAAAACCAATCGATACATAAAAATACAACTCACTAAAATAACCCTAGTTCGTTGCACTATCGCCTAATCAAAATTTACCTCAATACTAAAAATCGTATATAACCTAAATAACTAAAAACCACCTTTCATATATTCAAAATAAACATTAAAACATAACGTGATACCTAGACGCGCTTTGTATTTATATGGTACTTTTGTCGCACGTCGACAAACGAAGTCCCTTCGGTTATTTGTCACGGCGAACAGATTGCGGAGCAATCCAAAAGTAACCCACCAAAGTAATACCGATTCACACCTTTATTTTATTAAATAACTAAATCAAACCCTTATATAACAAGGGCTACAAGCTTGTTTGAAGTTATTACTCTAAAATTAAAATAAAATTTTTTAAACGAAATTGCCGTGACTCACCGCTACGCCTTTATTTCTGTAGCTTTAGGTAAGTTATCCACAAGCCATGTGACAGGAATTTGCCGCGAGTCACGCCCAAAGTCACGCCCTATAGTGACAAAAAAGGCACCTTAATTGGTGCCGATTGTCACATTAAACAAAAGCCTAGCTTTACGTATTTAACCTTCGTTTGATAAATTTCATCGCGATAATAACCACTATAAACGGCAGCAAAATAAAGCCAAATAATGCCGCACCTAAACTGCCCAATAAGTGCTCTTTGGGGTTCATGCCGTTTGGCGCAACCCAATACACATAGATAAAAAATACTATGTAGCTGAGCAGTAAATAAAGCGATATCCAATAGCTCATAACACCCCCTAAGCCACCATCAAAAGCAAATCCAGTAGCCCGTCTGACGGCACTATCACGCTTTTATCACCCGTTTTGTGGTTATTAATATGGATCATGCCGTTGCTCATTAAATTGTACGTCCAACAGCCTTTTTTGATTGTTGATACCCTAGTTAACACTTTCATTGTCACATTCACCAAAAAATTTATTATTAAGCGCTTCTAGCTCGCTCTTGTCCTTCACTTCGGCCACGGCATCAACATGACAGTGATAACATAGCGGCGTTTTACCTTGGTCGACATAATCCTCAACTTTGGCCATATCGATCTCATTTAAGCAGTAGTAACAGCCGATCATTTAAAAATCCATGTACCCAAAATAGTAGGATCGTCGTTCGGCTCGCGATCAAGCCAGTAAAAATATGGATCTGGCACCGCGCCCTCAACCTCTGCCCTATCCGGTGATTTAAAATATACATTTGTTGGCTTTGTATCGCCCTTCATGGCTACATGCGCCCTAGCAACATAATTTTCTGGCTCATCACTGGGTTTGTCGTACAAAGTGATACAAATAAACGCCTCTGGAAATCGGCCTTTCAACTTGCCGAGATAAAAAACAAATTCATCTTTGTTCATGGGTGACTACTTTTTCGTTGATTCATTTTTGCGTTTAAATGTTTTTTGCTTACAACCATGACAATGACCATTTGTTTTATTTAAATGGCTAACCTTATTCCAAGCTCCGCAATCGCATTTGTGCTGCCACTCGGCGTTTGATGCTCTGTTCATCTTCAAGCCTACTTTGGTGTAACAGCGATATCGTTTAATGATGGTTCTTCGACAAATTCAGACTCATCACTTGTAACAACTATTTGAACTTGAACCCCGTCAAATTCTCCGACACATGTTTTTTCTTCAATCCACGGTGATAATGGACTTTTTACAGTTCCAACGCTGCTAGTGATAATCTCTGAAATTTTTTCGCTATCTATATTCAACTCAATTCTCCTAAAGTACGCTTAATTAACAGTATCTAAGACAACTTAGGTCTGATTTCTTGGCCGACTGCCAAGTCGACGCCGTATTGTGAACAAAAGGACTGAATTCAGCGGGTACATCAAATTCTTTCTTTTGCTCTCTCATTGCGCGACCAAGTGCTTCATCTTCACTATTCACACCGTCACGGTCTTTAAAGTAGATGCTAGTTCTTAATCTAGTCTCAGTTGTACCAGAGCTTGTTTTTTGCCATGCAATAGAAACAATAAAGGTTAAATTCTTCTTCATATCAGCCTACTTTTGTGTAACTAATCTTTGAAAAGGGAAGGTTGTTTTAGTTACTTTTCTAATGTGAACATCTTCATCAGTTACTGTTACCCATTCTCTCGTATGCCCACTATAAAACCTGTCACCTACTTGCACTTTTTCACCTACCTGCAAATCTCGCCAACATTCAATGGGTTCCCATGGCATCGGCTTGCTTTCAATAATGCTTTGATAGCATTGTGTCAAAGCATCGCCAACACTGACTGGACTGCTTAAACAATACTGTTTAATGTTTTCTTTAAGTTCATCTATATCCAAATCAGGTTCTAAGATCATTATTCGCTCAAGAGTATCGTGGTATTCTTGCGCTTTTTTAGCTGTAAATGCGTCAACCATGATATTTCTCCTAAAGAAAGCTAATTAATAGTAGGGACAGCGCCGAAACCGCCTGATTTTGCTCTCAGGTTTTGCGCATTGTATTTTTCCCAATTGCAAGAGAGTCGATAATGCAAGTTAACGCACTCAAGTGGTATTCCTTCGACAACATAAACATAAATACTCAATTCGCCTTTTTTACTTGGCTTGATCGTCGAACCATCACAAGCAGACAATAATAATATCGCTAGTGCTGTTAATAATTTTTTCATTGTCATTTCTACTCCAAAATAACTTTCTTTTTGAGTCGATTAACTTGAGCTTGCAGGTTTCGCTTTTGGCGCTTTAGTTCTTTAATCTGATTATTCAACGACTCAGCCTCATGCTTAGCGGCCGTTATTTTCCAAATAATTCTTTGCTGTCCGTTAGCCCATTTAAGCAAGTAATCAAATGGCTCAAAAATCTTGCGGCATTCGGTGCATTCAATCACGCGACGATGTTCATCAAGATCAATCTTTGTGTGGGGGCAGCCGCCAGTAAACTTAGAAACAGGTGTCATAACTGTTTCTTTTGCTTTCGCTGTGAAATCTATTATATCGTTCATGATCGTTTACTTTTGAGCATTTAAAGTGAACGATCTAGACCAATCCGCTATAGGTCGACTCCACTTAGTTCCGTTTATTATGTTCTTGTAAACGACAGTTGGTGGATAATTCGATTTTGTGGATTCTTCATTGGTAAACATAATGATTTCATAAACATTGCCGTTAGTGTGCATATATTGCTCACCTACTTTAGGTAAATTCATTTCAGTTCCCCCGTTTAAGTACACTTATTCTTCAATTAATTCGTCCAAGTCATCGATAGCACTCAGTACGACTTTTTGCTCTTTTTCGTTAAACTTGTTTTCAACTACCATTCTCGATAAATCAAGTATTAGCTCATCAAGTTTTTGTTTTGTTTTTGAGTCCATAAGGTCTACTTTAACGCGTTAGCACATTGGTTCTTCATGTTGTCTAGCATTTCGCCTAGCTCTGGATCGTTTTCCCATATACCACACAGGCATATTTCGCAGTGCTCAACATCAGCGACAACACCTTTCAGTGCGTGAACCATGTTAGTAGCCTGTTTAATGGCTAGCTCTAGCTCTACAACCTCACTGCTTTTACTCGCCCTTTTTGCCTCTTCTAGCAAAAGGCTTAATTTTGTTATTAGTGGATTTGTCATTTACACAACTCACTCAATTGTCACTGTTACACTGCTTAATAACAGCGGCATATCAAAGCCGTGTTCAATTATTTTCTGCCGTGCAATCTCGTAACGCCCGATAAACTCAACGGCTTCTTTAGAGGTCGCAAGGAACATGGCTACACTGTGGCCAGAACCTTTCTGCATCAACGAAAACATTTCTTTTGCGTCTTTAGCCATGTGATCGATATCGCTTTGTGATAACTCGTCTAAATCCATGTAATCACCTCAATTAAGCATAAATACTTTGCTGATCGAGAACGTTATCGCAATCTAAGCCTAGATCCTTGTTGGCGAAGCCTTTTTGCATATCCCAATATTCAGCGTATTGTTGTTCTGAAGGAAAACCCCAAGGGAATTCCTCACATAACTGATTCAACGTTATATGACTGTACTTCTTTGTTAGCTTATAGAGTGCGTAACACCAAAGCGTGATAGCTCCTAGTGATGGTGAAATAAAGCCAAGAAGAATTTCAACACGTTTATCAACTTTGTCTTTTATTCCTATCCACTTTAAACGGTTATCAAGCGCACTATGCAAAACACTTGAGTTTTTAATTTTTTCATAAACTGCCTGTAATTCGTTGCTTTTGCTATCAGCAAGCATAAGTCTGAGCAGTATTTGCGTTTGTTCATCAGACATTTTTTGTAGTTCTGATTTCTTAATATCAAGTATTGATTTTATTTCCACTTAATCACCTCAATTAAACGCCCGTGGCTGGTCACGGGGCTTTTTCAAAGTTCGCGCATAAGCGGCCAGCATTACCACTCGTCAAAGTGATGGTTGGGGGTAATTAGTTCACAACTTTTTCAAGCAAATTTTTAAGTTTTGACATACCGTCATTTTCACTTTCAACAAGCATTACAACACCGGCTTCAATGAACTGAGCCTTGAGCGAAAAACTGCCATCAGGATCTAGCTCTGGGTATTGCTCATGAACAAATTTCCATAATTCATCATGTGATTTCTCGTACTCAGCTTCGTGCCTTTCTCTTAGTGCTCTATGGGCTTGTAACTTTTCAACTACTGCATCATTCATTTGTATAGGTTTCATTTTTATACCTTTTGTTAGTAAATTTAAGTCAGTTAAGTGACTTGTCTATTTCAAAATCAACGCTGTATAGCGCATCCTCTGGCTTGTATGGGAAATCGGCTTGATTAAAAACCAAATTCCCGCGAACAATATGGTTTTTGGTGTGATACTTGTGCCAATACCTAAGCACGCCGTCACGTTTAAATTCCTCAATGGCCTTTTCGATAAGCTCAAGGCTTGCAAAGCAATAGCGATCGCTATAGCCAAAGGGGTCAGGATCTATTAATAGCGCCCAGTGAAACATGAGCTTATGCGCTAAATATATAACGCCGTCTATTTCCCAGCCCTTTTGCGAATCGGTGTGCTCGCACCATGCTTTAATTTTGTCGTTCATGACCTAGCCTTTAACCTTAAATTTTTTTCTTTTTCCGCAGTGCTCACATTCTAAAATTTGAATTTCATAGTTGAGATAATTGCCATAATTTTTTTCACGCCAATTATAAGTAGCCACACACTGCCATTTGTGAAGGTGCCAATCGCCAGTTATAAGGAACTTCAATATACGAAGCATTTAAGCCCCCTCATCATGCTTCTTCACTGGCTCGTATTCGTAGCCGTCGATTTCTTCAACAATCAAGTCAGCGGCTTTTATAAAAGCGTTCATAATCTTGCTATGAGCTGGCACGTTATGCTCTTGTTGGTCACAAACGGCCTGACAGATAGAGGCCACCAGCGACACCTGATCTATTTTTATTTTTTTAGTCATTTATGCCTCTTGTTGCCGGTTGATTTTTCAATTTCTCTAACGATTTTCCAGTGTTGTTTCAGTGCGTCACGGTGGTTGGTTGATCTAAATGGTTCGCCATCTAATTTGTGTGATACGTCTAAACTAGGATCAAAGAAAACCATTGTTTCAAAATGTACCCGACTACCATCAAATAAATAATCATGGTCAATAGCCATAAATGACGTGCACACAACGCAATTGTCAAAATAAGTTCTCCTAATTTTTGTAGAAGGTTTTATTTTTCTGTATAGCCCCCGTATTGTGTTTGCTGTTATTGGCACAGGCTTTCTATTTTTTAATACGCACCAACAAATACCGTTAAATAATCTATCAATAGCTTTATCCGCTTCAATTTTCGACAATCGCCGTTCGGCGCGTGTTTTCTTCGGCTTAGCCATAATCAATCCTGTATAAACAAAACAAATACCCAAAATAAAAACAGGGCTAGAACGACTAAGCTACCGCCGTTTGTATCACCTCGCCGCGTGCGTTCATTTTTATGTCGACGGCGTTTTTCATCTTCGATTTTCATGTGTCGTAAACTCCGCAATAATTTCGTAGTATTCTCGCCAATTGCTCGGCTTGCTTCCTTTTGCCTTGTTGATCTTAAAAACTTGCTCAACACACCAAAGGCCAACGAGCAAATAAATAACGCCGCCCCACATGTAGTAATCCAGCGAAATAAACTGCATCGTCAAATTGAATGCAAGCGCCGATAAATAGGCGTATAACATGCGCTTAAATAGTTTTAGTGGCAGATCAGCACTCATTGTTATGTGACCACTTGCAATAAGCGATAAAAGAGCCATACGTGCAAAACTGCGTTTTATTAAGCAAGTTAAACGTGTTGGCCGCATCCTCTAACATCGCTTGCCAAGCACCGTCCGGTAACGTTTGATCGTCGTTGGTACTCATCCACTCAAATAGCTCTATTGGGTAATCATCATTCATTGTTGTTTCCTAATTCCGTTATTTAGACAAGAAAAACTTATAAGCGGCCTGCTCGATGCCAGCAACAACGAGATAATCGTTTTTACTGCGCCTAAGCCCTTTACATGCCTGTTTAAGTGCCTTATCTCTTGTTCGTTGAGCGATAGTTTTTGCACACTTTCTAATTGCTCGTGCCTGCCCTTCAACGGGCAGATTTTTATTGCAGTAAAGTGATAGCAACAAAACGATCGTATCGTCCCGCATATCTGATAACGTGCTACGCGACATATTGGCCACCTTTGCACTCTTCAACTTTTGGCACTTCGGGTAAGTCGTTAACCCCCTCTAGTGCCTCGTCCCAGCCGTCAAAATCAATGTGATAACGTTCGCGCCCAACTTCTAGTTGAACATACGCGCCGATATCGTCCTCAATAATGGTTAATCGTCTTTTTTCTGTGCTCATTGCCGTGAGTTTCCTTTGCTTTTGTTAGGTTAATAGTGTTCGTTATTTGTGTTCGCTACGTTCGTTTTCACGCTTTTCAGAATCGAGTATTTTTCTCAGCAAAGCCGCTTCGTCTTGTAGTATTGAAACCGCTTGCGTTAAGAGTTCGTTCTTGTCCTCAACCATCTTGACTTGTAGTTCATAACGATTTAGCGTTTTTATTGTCTTTGGCTCAACTAGTAGTGTATGAGCGACAAGAAAGAGGTTCCCGCCGATCATTACTGCGTTAAACAGCAAGTAATTAATGCTTGCCGCAGCGTAATACTGCACATAGAAAATAATTAAATTAATCACTAACAAAGCGAGCTGAGCGCTCACTCTGTTAGCGTGTTTACTTAAAAACTTACCTTTCGTATCTTTCATCTTGAATTCTCTGGTAAATTTCCTCGCGATGCACTGGCACGTCTTTTGGTGCCTCAACACCTATGCGAACTTGATTACCTTTCACGCCGAGAATAGCTACCTCGATCGCGTCAACACCTTCACCGATAATCAGTTTTTCGCTTACACGTCTGGTTAAAATCAACATAGTTTAATCTTCCTTTTTACTTTGAGTTGTGTTGAGCTTTTAGCTCGTTGTAAATTTCAAGTACGTACTTGTCTTTAATTGAGTCAGACAAGCAAATACCAGTGCTTTTATATGCTTCAAATAGTGGCTGTGCTTTTTTAGTGGCTTCGGCGCTAGCTGCTTCTCTTTTTTCTTGCTCCTTTTCAACCAAGTTATCAACTAAGGCTTTGGCTCGGCTTAGCACATCGTATACTCTGTCCTCACCAAGCACTCTATAAGCCCTTTTGATCTCAACATCTAAAAAGTTATAGTTGCTCATCGCTAATAACATTTTTCTGCTTTCTTCGGCTTCATCTACTGGTAATCGCCCAGCCATAGTAGACGGTCGGCTTTTACTTCGAGCTTTTTCAAGTCTTACAAGTAATTCCTCTAGTGTTGGCCTCACATATTTAGCGCCGAATTCATCAACCTTACTTTGCGCCCAAGCGTCAACCACTTGGTATGGCAGCTCATGCTCACCCTCATCAAACGTCATGGACTTATATTGTGGCTGGCCTTCGGCATCGATAAAGGTTGCTTGAAAGCCATCTTTCCTATTAAATTTGCCGTTACCTGTACTTACTGATAAGTACACCTGATTTTTTTTATTGATTGCCATTAGTCGATCCTCATTAACTTTTTAACTGCCCCTGAAATAACAGGGTTTGACGTGTCCCAATTCCATTTGATTTTTACAGGAAGTGGTAAAATATTCGGTTCAATTTGTCGGCTGTATGCCGTCAAAAAGTATGTAATGTATTCCCATGCTCGGTAGCGAATACGCAAGTTTCTATCGTGCTTTAACTTCACGGCGATTAAATGTGCTGCCGAGTTTTTCTCGGTGAATGCCGCATGTTGTTCAAAATCTTTAAACACACTAAAACAAGCTTCTTCGTTTTGATCATGAAACAAGTAGTACATGGCAAAAGCTTGTGCTATCGGCATTACTCCCTCAATGCGTGAAAATGCAAATTTGTCTTTGAATTTCCAGTAAAGCTCGTCAATACCTTTTAGCTGCTCATAAAATGCAATACTTTCTGAGGTTGAACGGCGTTTTAATCCTGCTTCTACTTCATAATGCTTGCCTGACAAGGTGCTATCTCTCAATGTCATTAGTGTTTTGATTGCACCATTAATATATTTTTGGCCTGAAACCGACATATTACGGATCTTAAAAGCATCGCTTAATGTTCTTTTATGCCCGTCATCAATGGTTATAAATGCTTCTTCTGGCACCCCAGTAACAACTAAGAATTCAACGCCTTTAAAATAGTGTTCGCCATTTGAATTCGCTGCTATTTCCGCCGCTCTGATAACGCCTAAAGCTCTATGTTGGCCATCAACAAATTTGCCTTTCTGATCGAATTTGAGGGTTTCCCCTGACGCGCTAATCCATAACCCCCTAAGCATTTGCCACGCGAAGCTCTCAACAACTCTGTTATCAACAGTTCTGTTGTTCTCATGGTTGACCTTTATGTATTCTTTGGCGATTTCTGGTGTTACGTACTCAACCGATGCCGATAAACTTTGTCTACTTTTAAGAAACAAAATCGACAAGTTGTAATCACTCATTCCGCTTTGTTGTAATGCCTGCATTGCCTTTTACTCCGTTAATTAAATCGTTCGTCGATTATTTGATTAATTTTCTTAATTACTTCTTTATTTGAAATCACATAATGAGTATTGCTGCCAAGTGCATCGATAAACTTCATATCGACTAGTGAATCAATTGCTCGTGACTTCAATTTACGCATTGAGGACATATCTAATTTTTCTCGTTCGCAAATGGCGCGATAGCGAGTTGTTACGTCATCAATTGGCACCTGAACAAATACACCGGCTTTTTGGTTGGATTTCCCAAGCATGCCTGCGGCTGTATTTATCAGGGCATCTTTTATTGCAAGTAATGCAAAATCTGTTTTGTTGTTTTTAGCTTTAGCGTTGAATGCCACGTCTTGATCGATAAGGTTTCGAATTTCTGACGAGTTCACTTTTTGGCTAGAGATAGGATGCAATACGACAGACGATACTGGCTCGCCATCCTCATCGAATACATTGGGGATATTGACGCTTTCATGCTCAAACAACATTGACTTAGGAGCCTCAGCGTCTTTCATTTTCGTACACTTAAGCTCGATGTTTGCCGGTTGAATTCCCGCCTCAAATTCTTCGATATTCTTCATTGTTACTTGATATTCAACATCAAGACTTGCTCTTAAAGCGCTTGAACCTCGCGCCGTTGCAAGTTCACCTTTTCCTGAGTGATGAACAATAAAAATCATTGAGCCGGTTTTGTGATGTAACTCATCACAACCCGCAACAAAATTAGTCATATCTTGCGTGCTATTCTCGTCACCATCGCCAAAGTTACGGTTTAACGTGTCGATGATAATTAATGCTGGATATTCCTTTTGGCCATTTTGAGCCATGAAATATGTTAAATCTGATAGCACATCAAATCGCTGTCCTTCATCTAGAAAATGAACAGCTTTGTTTGTCATAAAAAACGGTAACTTTTCAGTGATTTGTTTTGCATGAACCCAAGCCTTATATCGCTTGGTGATTGCTGAAAAGCCCTCGCCACATATATAAAGGACGCTCTTTGGCTCTTTTACTTTATTGCCATGCCAGTCGATGCCAGCGGCAATACTTAGCGCCATATCAAACACAAGAAACGATTTCATGTGGCCACTAGCGCCGTATAAAAGGCCGAGGTTTACGTTGGGTAGGATATTTTTAATAAGCCAATCGGTCGGCTTAATATCCATATCGTGAACGGGTAAAATATCAAAGCGCGGAACATAGCTGTTAAGCACTCGCTTAACTTGGCTCAAGCCTAGCTCTTGTTCCATATCGTTAAAGTCGGTGCCTTTGATATTTTCAGGGTAGTGCATGCGAACACCGGCAAAGTCTTCAACGCATTTTTCAGCGTATATTAGGCCAGTATTCCCGCACTTTTTATCATTGTTGTGGTGATCATTATCGGCTGCGATAGTTACCGGTGTATCTTTATCTATCGTGCGAAAATGTAATAACACCTCATACATGTTACTCGCGTTAAAGCAAACAAGTACGCTAGCACCTGTCGCACGGTGAACGGTATCACCAGTCGAGTAACCTTCGGCAAGGTAAATGTCTGTCGACGTAGTACCAGCTATCCAGAAGTAACCACCCTTTGTTTCAGACTCATACAAAAATTGCTTATTGCCTTTTGCATCAATTTTCTGATAACTGCGGATCTGGTTTTGGATATAAACAGGGATATACAAAAACTTACCATCGGTTTTAACGCCTTTGTAAACAGAGGCACCTTTATCTCTTAGGTATTGGTGTTTTGTGTTTGCATCTTCTAGCTGGTTTAAAAGCGTTGCCGCTTTTTCCGCTGCTTTATCTCTTAGCTGTTCTAGGTGTTGTTGGTGTAACGCTTTTGTTCTCGCTATGCGCTCATCTAATGCTTTGCGCTCATCGGGTGATAAGCGCTTTGCATTACTTGATTGCCAGTAATTGTTGTCACCTACGTGCCAATCGCCGTAACACGCAAACATTGTATCGCCTGCTTGTTCTAGCCAGTACCAGCCTGAGTCCTTAGAGCGTTTGCCGCCGACATTGCTAGGGATTCTTTTAAAGGTTCCGTAGCCTGTTACGTCGATATGGTTTGGCTCTAAGCCATAACTTTTTAGTGTTACCTCAAATTCTTGAAGGGGGTTGTCCATTACTTTCTGTTCGGACAATTTTGCTTGCTCAAGTTTTGCCGCTTCTTGAGCAAAATTCATTGAATATGCCAATGTAGATCCTGCTTTTTTTTAGTGATCACTCCTTTCTGTACCGTGCATTTCGTCGTGTTCATCGACTAAGGCTTGGACTACCTCGTCAAAGAAGTAACCACGCATTGCATTTACATCAAGAGTAATTTTGCCGTACTTCCTGCTAGCAATAACCATTCTGGCGAGCGATTCGGGGCGGGGCATAGTCCGTTTAAGCGGATCTATGGCAAGATATCCATTCTTAACAGTACCTTGCTTCACATCAGCATCTTTGCAAAATGAGCGTCTATCAGCTTGCGACAGACTCATGTACCATTGTCTGAACATTTTTTTCCGTTCCTTTTTTTGACTACGTTGGATAGTCGCGGTTAATACCTTTTCGCTTTCCATTTATATTGGGTTAATGCTAGCCCAATCAAACTGGGACGATTTATAGCATTAATCAAAATCCTTTGTAAACAAGGGCTGTAGCCACGAACGAGTGGTTTAAAACAATTTAAAAATTTATCGGCCTATTTAAAATAGACCGATAAAAATCAGGGTAATAATACCTTATATTCGAGTTAAAATATAATCGAATAATCATCAAAACCTCATAAAACAAGCGTTATAACTGAGCTTTTACTTTAAACAGCCAAAAACACAAATTGGTAACAAAGGTTTAGAAAAAGTCACGTTTAAAATGACTCGAAAAAAAAATGAAAAAAAAGTGACATTTTTTGATCTTGCAAAAAAAAATTACTCAAGTAACTTAAAAAAAGCACTCGATATGGCGGGTGTAATTTGGAAATATTTCGAAGGAATTGGGAATTAAAAAGAACTGCGCCCCAGCCATTTCTGACTGAGGCGCGGAACGTGAAAAGTGAGCGGCAACTCACAAAACACTATCGCATCTTTCGATGCTTCTAACAAAAAGCAGGAGCCATTGGCATGACCCCCAACGCAAATGTATCTGATCGTCACGGTCAGATCAACGAATTTTCGCACCCAAGCGAAAAAAATGTGACACAAAATGTCACGCCCGTGACACAAAATGTCACGAGTCAAATAGAAAGCCTCGCAATTACGCTGCAAACGCTTAAACAGCAAAAGCACGATATCACCGAGCAAATCCTTGATGTTGAATCAAAGCTGATTGAGCTATGCGGAGCAAAAACCGAAGGTGTGACAAAGCACGAATCCCCTAAATTCGTCGTTGCAACAACCGGTAAATTAACCCGAAAAATCACCGATCCAGACCGCTTAGCAGAGCTAGCGCCTGACCTCATCAAATACACGCCCAGCTTGAACATGCGTGAATATAACGCGCTTGCAAAAGCTAACCCTCGGCTTATGACTAGAGTTGCTACGTGCATCGAGGCTAAGCCAGCAAAAACAGCGGTTTCGTTAACACCAATCGAGTAAATTTTATGTCTAAGTATTCAATGGACAGCGTAGTTGTTAACTCGCTGTCAAAGCCCCCTATTATCGTTTTGCACGGTGACGCGGGTGTTGGTAAGACAACATTTGCAGCACAAGCGCAGGACGCAATTTTTATTATTGCCGAGGATGGCTTGGGCATGTTGCCAGTTGCGCATATGCCTGAACCTGAATCAGCACAGGACGTTTTAGGCCAGTTACAAGCCATTAAAAATGACCCTCGCGACCGCAAATGGCTTGTTGTTGACTCAGTAACAGCACTAGAGAAAAAAATCTGGTCTGAGCTATGTGACACTAACAACGCGGATTCTATCGAGGAAGTCGGCGGCGGCTACGGTAAAGGCTATACCCGTGCATTGGAATGGATGGATCGATTTGTTCGTGAACTTAAAGAACTTCGCGCGCAGACCAATATGGGCGTAATCCTTATTGCCCACACCAAAACCCAAACCATTAGCCCGCCAGATAAAGCGGCTTATGACCAGTACGTCCTTAACATCAATAACAAAATCGGTGACTACATTCACACGCAAGCCGATATCGTCGCTTACTGTGAACTAGAGCAGATTATCAAGCAAACAGATCAAGGTTTTGGCCGTCAGCAAGGCACGGCAATAGAAACCGGTAAACGTGTTTTACATTGTTACTCAAGCAAAAAGTACACATCGAAAAACCGTTACGGCATTCAACAGCCAATCCCAATGGACTTTAACCAATTAATGACAACTATCGCGTCTAACGCACCTAAGCAAGGTAACTAATTATGTTTCAAATTCAAGCAAACAACTTTCAAAAACACGAAGTAGAAGAAAAAAGCTTTGAGCTTATCCCAGACGGCAACTACCGCTGCCAGTTAAACGAATGTGAGATTGAAGTTGGCAAATTCAACAACGACCGCACCAGTCAACGCACTGAGTTCAGATCTAAAGTTGATGTTTTCATGCCTGACAGCACCACTCGCACTGTTTTTATTAATCTCTGGTTAGAGCACTCAAGCCCTAAAATGGAATGGCGCACGAACCGCGAGCAGAACTGGCTATTCGACCTTTATCAAAACGTCATTGCCAATAAATTCAATGGCGATGTAAATCAAATGCCAACGCTTGACCCGCAAAACGCGTACATGATGGACGGTGCTATTTTAACGCTAGGTGTTGGTGTATCTAAAGACGATTTGAAAGAGCTTAAGAAAAACAAAACTCGCTCAGCCGTAGATCAAGTGCCTGTTTACAACTCTGTTGTCGACTTCTTCCCTAAAGATGACGCAATGGCTCAGCAAGCACCTGTAGCGCAACAGCCGCCACAGCAGGTACAACAGCAACAAATGCAGCCGCAAAATATGCCGCCTCAAATGCAGCAACAAGCGCCGCAACAAGCTCAACAACCAATGCAGAACAATACCGGCAACGTGCCGCCGTTCATGCAGCAACAAAGACAATAAGCTTATGACCGTAACAGACTTTCACGGGACTGTTGCACGTTGCTCTAATGCGCCATCTGATATGGCGCTATTCATCGATAAAGGTGGTATTCCAAATCAAGTAAGCGTCTATTTTGCTGATACGTTCATCACGCAACGCAGAATCAGATTAAAAGACAGCACTTACTACACCACCATACCGGCGAATACTGAGCCAACTAAAGCAATGCAGATAATTCGCAAAGCCTTTTACGGCTAATTTAATTCTAACAAAAAGCGTATGGCTGTCGGCAAACAGCCATACAACGGAGCCTAAGAAATGAGTACCACGGCACAACAATGTGCTGATATCGTTCAAGCAATTTATAAGAACTATCAGACACGATTTAACGGTGAGTTTCGCCCTCACCTTGGCGCAAGTATGGGCGGTCATCAATGTTTACGTCACCTTTACTATAACTTTCGCCACGCAATAAGTATCGAACACGATGGCAGACTATTAAAGCTATTCCAACGTGGCCACAAAGAAGAATTCACCTTTGCAGACGAATTAAACCGCGTTGGTTTTCGTTTGCTAACGACCGACCCAAACGGCAACCAGTTCAGACTAACCAGCCAAATTAATACGCATATTTCCGGTTCCGGTGACGGCTTTGCCGAAGTACTAACAGAGCAATTTGAGCACTTTGATTTGAACGAATGGGTTGTTGTTGAAATGAAAACCCACAACGACAAATCGTTTACCAAGCTTGAAAAAGAAGGTGTCGAGAAATCGAAGCCGCTGCACTTTACGCAAATGCAGCTCTATATGAAGTGGTCACAATTGAGCAAAGCTTTATATATAGCCGTCAATAAGAACACTGACGCGCTTTATGTTGAAGTTGTTCACTTTCAACAAGAGCACGCCGACCACTACGAGAATAGAATGGTTAGCGTTGCGTCATCAAAAACAATTCCTATCAGGTTGCACGAAGATCCGAGCCATTTTGAATGTAGATTTTGCGATCACTATGCTATCTGTCATACCGAAAAATACCCGCTAAATGTTACTTGCAGAACATGCGCCCACATCGAGCCTAAGCCCGATGGTACTTGGGACTGTAACTACCGAAACGAACAAAACCTTCATCCTGATCTAATGACCGTGGGCTGTAAAAGCCATGTTTTTCACCCTGACTTCTTGGCCAATATCGCGGTCGCAGTTGACTTCAACGATGCCGAGAACTTTATCGAGTACGAATTCGATAACGGCTTAAAACTCAAAAACGGCACCCAAGCCAAAACAGTTATCGACTCTGAAAGCCTAGCCGCAATTGTCAGAACCGGTTACGAATTTGTCGATAGCAACGTGCTCGCCCTACTAAACGACTTTGACGCTACGTTCGAGGGGGTGAGTGATGAATGATTTATTCCCGCACGATAGCAAAGCGCCAAGCGGCGCAATGTACTTGATTGACAACATTTACTATAAGATCGGCCACCTTGGTTATATCTACATTTTCATTGGTTCTCACTGGGTTAAATCAACTCACACGCGCGAAAGCTTATACGAGTTAAAAGTGCGTACCGAGGAAGAAGAACAAAAGCGCATCAAAGAGGCCAACAGGCGCTACGCAAAGCAGCGGGAAACCAAAGAACGCCGCAAGTATAAAGCCAGAATCAAACGCAAAGAAGTAAAAGCTAGAAAAGCCAAACGACTAGGTTAACTACAAATGAAAAGACCATTAACACAAAAAATATTTGCCACGTTGAGGGATGCGGCAACAAGCATGACGATCACCGAAATAGCGGCACAACTCGATATTACTCGAACGGACGGCGAGCTATTCGATTGCTTACAAACACTGGTTTGCAACGGCCATGTTGAATCGAGCGAGCGCCGAACATGTACCAGGTCTAAAACCCAAAAAATCACATGGCAAGCCACACCGTATGGCACCCGTTTTTTTGAAATATTCGAGATCGACTAATGTATACGCCGTACCAACATCAAGAAGAAGCTATTCAAGCGATAAATAATTACTTTATCGCTCAACGTGGCTCGTTCCCTATTGTTGTTGCGCCTACGGCTGCGGGTAAGTCAATCATTATTGCTGAGTACATCAAGCGTAATTTATTGGCTTACCCCTCTGCTCGTTTTCTTGTGTTAACTCATCAAAAAGAGTTAATAGAACAAAACCACGCAAAATTGTTAACTCAATGGCCAGAGGTTGATGCTGGCATTTATTCCGACTCTGTTGGCAGAAAAGAAACCAATAACAGCGTTATTTTTGCTGGCATACAGTCAATTTATAAGCACCCTGAATTACTAGGCCGCTTCGATGTTGTCTTAGTTGATGAATGCCATTTAATTCCTAAGAGCGATGACGGCATGTACCGCACTTACCTTGCGGCACTAATGCAACTAAACCCACTATTGAAAGTGGTTGGTTTAACAGCCACGCCATACCGATTAAGTGGCGGCTACCTTTACGAAGGTAAAAACCGCTTATTCGATGGCATCGCCTATGAAATTCAGGTCAAAACGCTACTTGAGCGAGGCTTAATTGCCCCACTCATTACCCCCGCCGACGAAATGCCCACGGTTAACGTTGATGACGTACCCATAAGAGGCAATGAATTCGTTCTCAAAAAGCTTAATGAAAAGGTAAACCAGCAAGAGCTAATCAAGCGAGCCGTTTATCAAATGTATAAGCACGGCGGTTCCCGTAGTCATTGGCTAGCCTTTGCTGTTTCCATTGAGCACGCAAACAACATTTGCAAAGAAGTAAAATTATTAGGGGTTAGTTGTGAAGTTATTTCGGGCAAAACTAAGAAGTCTGTTCGCGAACGAATACTTTCAGATTTTAATGCTGGCATTATTCGTTGCATTGTTAATGTCGGTGTCCTTACTACGGGTTTTGACGAGCCTCAAATAAACCTAATCGCAATGTTTAGGCCGACTAAAAGTACGGCCTTATACATTCAAATGCTAGGCCGTGGTGTTCGTATTCATCCCGACAAAGAAAATTGTTTAGTACTCGACTTTGCGGGCAATATTCTAGAGCACGGAGCATTTGACGATCCCGACATTGGCAAACAACCACAATCAACAACTGGCGAAGGTGAAGCACCGACCAAGGATTGCGAAAACTGCGACGAGAAAGTACACGCCGCCGTATTAGTCTGCCCTTTTTGCGGCTTTGAATTCCCTGAACCCGAAAAACAACCTCATAGCGATATCGCGAGCACGTTACCGCTATACACCACAGAAAAAGGCGAACTCGTTTACCAGATAGACGAGCTTAGCTTTCATCTGCACCGCAAGCAGGGGCAACCCGATACTTGCCGTGTTGAATACCTTCAAGCTGGGCGCGTTCGCGCTAAAGAGTGGTTGCACTTCGACAACAACCACGACTGGCTAAAACAACGTGCATGCCGTTGGTGGCAGGCTTTAATGCCTGATCACCCATTGCCGTTTTCATCACTCAATGCCGCAGTAGTGCTTAGTCACAACGCACGAAATCGCATCGAGGCAATAAAAGTTAAGCGCAATGGCAAATACAAAGACATTGTTGCGAGACGCATTAAACCTTTAACCAAATAGGAAAACTCACATGTTTAACTTATTCAAAAAGAAAAAAAGATACACAAAAGCCAAGATAGTCAATGGCCGTCGATACGTTTACGACCAGCAAACTAACGACTGGGTTCTATGGTCAATAGTTGTCGATGAATGCAGCATGAGTGATGCCTCAGAAATTGAGCAAATGTTCGACTCGGTAACTCACACTCATGAGCCAACTAACCCGTCACCATCACCGGCACCCTCATCAAATGATTATGCGCCAACTAGTTTTGACACTGGTTACAGTGACGGCTATAGCGGCGGTTCTAGTTATAGCTCTAGTAGTTCAGATAGTTCTGGCAGCTTTTCAGGTGGTTGTGAATAACTAACGCTCGGCCAGTTTTGGCCACAAAACCGTGCGCGGCAACGCACATAAATTAACTAACAAAAGGCAGGAACATCAAAATGATGCACCACGAAAATTTAATTAATAACGTAAAAATCAACAAAGACGATCTACTTTGTTGTTTAAAAAGCAATCTAGAAAAGCACATTGAGGACTTGAATAGCGCGCTTGATGCACGCCGTAAAGACTTTAGTGAACAAGTGAGCGTCTACGCCAACCTAATTGACTCAAACGCAACATACCAACCGCCAGAAAACATTGGCCTACCTATCCCAACTAGTCATGTAGCCGACTATGAGCGCGCGATAAAAATGGTCGAGCTAACTGTCGACCCAATTATTGAGCTGTCAGAGGCACAATTCGACAAGCTTGTTATGGATAACTGGCACTGGAAAAACGAATTCTTAAGAACAACTAGCGTATATGGTGTTGGGGGTAAAGCGTAATGACTGACAACGTTAACAACCCTAAGCACTACGAAGTTTTAAACGGCGTAGAAGCGATTGAAATTATCGCTAGTTCGATGACCGAAGAACAATTTCACGGTTATTGCCTAGGCAACATTATGAAATATCGATTGCGAGCCGGTAAAAAGGTCGATAACCCGATTGAAATTGACTTGGGTAAATCAGACAAGTACCACACCATATTTAATCGCTATCGCCATTTATGCAAGGCATCAACACGCAGAGTAGTTGCCACAGAAGCGGCCAAGCTTGGGGGGATTAATGATGGACTATGATAAGAACAGTTGGTCAACGCCTCGCTATATCTTCGACGCAATGGCCAAAGAGTTTGACTTTGTTCTCGATGCTGCGGCGAGTGCCGATAACCACAAATGCCCTTTATTTCTGACTAAAGAAATGGACGCTTTAAACGTGAACTGGCGTACCTATGTTGGCAATACTGATAGTAACAATCAGGCCGTATGGCTCAACCCGCCATACGGTAAGGGTGAAATAGCCCCTTTTGTCGATAAGGCGCTACGTGAGTCGGTATTTAATAATTTTACCGTTGTCATGTTAGTGCCAGCAACGCCTGACGCTAGATGGTGGCCTGCTCAATGCTCTGAGAAACGCTTTATTACCGAAGGTCGAGTATCTTTTGTTCATCCTGAAACCGGTAAACCGATCAACGGGAATACCAAAGGTAGTGCGTTCTTGATCTTTAGGCCGCTAAGCAATTCTCAAAACCTAATTACAGAAGTGTCGCGCGAAACGTTACAGTTTTTAGCGGCGAATGAATTGGCGGGGGCAAATGGTAATGCAGCATAACAAAGATAACGCGCGTAAATCTTTCGCTCAAATAGCACAGGTTTTTGAGCTATGGGCGCAAGCCGAATACAATAGCTTGATGGAAAAGCAACTTGGCAAGGTCTTAACCGAGTCAATGCTAGAGTTCAGTGCTGAGATTGAAAAGCCACCGGTATCGTTAGATGATATCACTCAGAGCACCACAACGCCGAGAGAAAGTGAAAAGTTAACGACTGTTAGTGCTACGCCGTCTTTTGTGCAAAGTCGCGCTGATAAGCCGTTAAATGCGCTTACAGTTAATGGCCGTAACTTCACTTATCTTAACAACTTGTATGTTGTTGAGAAAGAGCCTACACGGATGGCACTAAAAAATAATTACCCTCTACCATTCACGTACTATAAGCATAATGGGAACATTCGGGTTGTCCTTTTTTACTTTGATGGAATCAAAGGTAAAGAGCGCTCATTAACTCGCGAAGCATCAAGCCCTGAGTATATTGATAACTGTTGCGATGAAATTGAACTTGCGTGGCAACGGTTAGTGAGGAATCGATTATCTGGGGGTGGTAGTGAATGAGCTAACTAAATTAACACATGATTTATTAGTGCGGCACTATGGTATTGCTTTGAACCTCCAAGAGGCGGCAATGGTGCTAAAAATGTCTGAGCGAAAACTATCAGATAACATCGGTAAGTATGGAATCAAGCATAAAAAAGCAGGTCGCGTGTTCATAATACCCGCGTCAGAGATCGCTAACTTTATGCACTCAGATATCGAGGAAAGTAAATCAACGGGCATGCCAAAGTACAAGCCAGTTAATTTTATGAATAACCACTAAACAAAAAGCCCTGACTAGTTCGGGGCTTTTTTATATGAGAATTGGCAATATTACTTGAACAAATAAGCAGCCCACCAAAAAGCCAACTATAAAGCCGCTCAACTTGGCGTTATCTACTTTTGAGTTTTGAATTACTTCGTTATGTCTTTGTCGCTCTTTATCGTCCATATATGAGCCGAGATCAAATTGATTTGATGTTTAGACTAGCAAAGCTAGTTTGATAAGTCATTAAAGAATGGTGGACGATACTGGGCTTGAACCAGTGACCCCTGCCTTGTAAGGGCAGTGCTCTCCCAACTGAGCTAATCGTCCGATATGGTGGTCGCTACTGGGCTTGAACCAGTGACCCTTGCCTTGTAAGGGCAATGCTCTCCCAACTGAGCTAAGCGACCAAATTTGGTGTGTATCATACATGTACCCCGTTGCGGGTACAAGCACTTTTTTCTTTTATTTTCAAACGCTTAACTTGTACCCGTGAAGGGGTACACTTAATAAAACCACCTACGTTTTTGTACTGATCTCAAGGTTAAAGGCAAATCGTATTTAGGTGAACCAGTTATATATTTATAACTAATAAATCTAAATTAATTTTGTGTAGCCTTTTTGTACCCCGAACCACCGTAAAATAGCGTTATTTAGCGTTAATTTGAGTAATAAAAGCACAGAGAAATAAGCAAGGTTTTTAAACACTTTGCCATCTAAGATATTGATTATTAACAATAAAATAATGGTGGACGATACTGGGCTTGAACCAGTGACCCCCGCCTTGTAAG